GTCACACTGCTGGCCCCTTCGGCCTACCCGGTCGGTATCGAGTTCGTTACGCTGCTTAACGATGCTGGCGTGACCTTCACCATCGCTCCCGCTTCCGGCAACATCAACGGCACCGCTACCGTCACCATTACGGCGACTGACGCTGGGGTGCTTTCGGACGGAACGAACTACCACTTAACCCATAAGTAAGGACTTAGGTTCTTATTCAACGGAGAACACATCATGGCCTTACAGCAAGCAAAAGTTTGGAACATCAACCAACAGGCGGTCTATTTCGTCACGGCGGGGGCAGCGGATCTGCCCTCGACCGCTGACTTCTTCAATGTCGGAGATTGGGTTGTCAACACGAACCCAACGATGGCGGCGGGCGATCCTCTTTTGTGGGCCGTCACCACCATTGCTAGCGGAGTCACCCCGACCTTCTCCGTATTGGCCCGGTCGTATCAGCTATACACGGCTGGAGCGGCTTACACAGCTTCCACGTCTGCTAAGGCTATCCTTGCTGGCGCTGTTACAATCACTCTTCCGGCAGCGACCACTTGGCCTGCTGGGCAAGAGGTTGCTATCAGAAGTCTCACGTCCTCCACGACGGTTACTCCGGTTTCTGGGAACGTCAACGGTGTGGCTTCCCTTACCCTGACTGCGGGCCAATATGCTCGTTTGATTGGGGATGGGACTGCATACTGGCAGATTGGTTAAGAATGGAGTAGGCCTCCATGCCTGTCAACACACTAAACTACTGGGCCGCAACGCTGACGGTGCCTACCGTTGCGACGAGCTTGTGGACCCTCGCCACTACCTACTTTGCGGCTAATCGCTCCACTGACTCCATTGACCAATCGGCTACGGTCATGTTCATGACTGGGGAAGTGGGCAATGGGGCTACGGTCATCTACGTTGGGGACAAGACTCTTAACGTCACGGCTACACCACCTGTCGGCGTAGGTTTAGAACTTACTGCGGGTGCATCGGCGTGGAGCGGGCAGAGCATGTCTGGCGGGATGACAACCGATCTCAATAACTTCTTTGTTCAAGCGGCTACTACCGTTACGCCGTATCTATGCGTCCTTGTCATGAAGTGACAGGGCGCAGAAAGGAGGGACTTTCAATGGCGCGTCACAAGAAGGGCCGGAAGAAGGTTCGGAAGGAAGTTCGGTAGGGCAAGGGCCGGTTTACTGGCTTGAGGGGCGGAGGGCGATTGCCCCTGCCCCTTTCGTCTTTGAGGAGTCTCGATCCAGACAAGAGAGTCTTATTATGCGAACAGCAATTTTGTTTCTCTTAACGGCGCTGGGCTGTCTGGCGCAAGGCACCAGACCTGCGTCAGTTCGGCCCCCATGCTCCGCGACCGTCACGACGAATTGCACGCCGCAAGTGTCCGGAGCGGGAGCGTATGTCCCATACGTCGTGGGCGGCAGTGGTGCCAACCCACTCGGGTTGTTCGTTGTCGCCGGTGCCGCCAACGCGCCCGCCAATGCCGTGAATCTGGGACTGCTCTCCACGGGGCTGTTGAAGATTGTCGTGGCCGGCCAAATTGCCAGCTTCACGAACCCTTCCATCTCGGATCTGTTGTCACTCGGGAGCTGGCCGTGGGCTTCGCTGTCGGGAGTGCCAGCGAGCTTCACGCCCGCGCTGCATGCCGCGACGCATGGCAACGCGGGCAGCGATCGCGTTACGTTGGATTACAGCCAAATCACCTCCGGCGCGCCGACGATCCCCGCGGCCTACTCCTCGAGCCCGGCCATGGACGGCAGCGCGTCAGCCGGGTCCAGCGGCAACTTCGCCCGCGGCGACCATGTGCACCCCAGCGACACCAGCCGCGCACCCACGGCCAGCCCGACGTTCACAGGTACGGTAACAACGCCGATCACGGGCGGCGGCGTCCAGTGCACTCACGTCAACAATGCGGGTGTCCTCACCGGTACTGGGTCTGACTGCGGCACTGGCGGCGGCGGGGCCAACTCAGCCGGCTACTATCTGGTCAGCCAGGCGAGCAATGAACCCGCCAACGCCGTCAACCTTGGCCTCCTGACTACGGGCCTGCTCAAGACGACCGTCGCGGGCAGCGTGGCGAGCTTCAGCACGGCCACCGCCGGCACGGACTACATGGGCGCGTTCTCGTGGCCCGCGAACGGCTCCATCGTCAAAATGGTCAGCGGCGCACCCACGGCAGCCGTGGCGGGCACGGACTACGTCACCCCTTCGGGTAGCATCACCGGCAACGCGGGCACGGCCACGGCCCTTGCCGCGCTTCCTACGGCCTGCTCGGCGGGGAACTATCCACTGGGCATCCTGGCGAATGGCAACGCTACGGGCTGTACGGCGGCCAACAGCGGGACAGTCACGCATTCAGCAGGGGCGCTGACGAACACTTACGTACTGGTCGGCAACGGCGGGGCGGACGCGAGCGTGTCGGCGGCCTATGTGGATGGGTCGAACATTCTCAACAATCCAGCCGGGTTCAAGAGCGGCGGAGCGGGGAGCGGATCTGTACAACTCGGCGGCGCCACTTCGGGGGCGGTGACAGTCACGGCACAGGCCGCTGCGGGGACGTGGACACTCACACTTCCCAACACGCCAGGAACCAATGGGTATGCACTGACGACGGACGGGAGCGGCAATGCGGCATGGGCGGCGATCCCTACGACCCTACCGCCGAATGGAACGGCGGGCGGCGATCTTGGTGGCACCTATCCTAATCCAAGTGTTTCGCAAATTGGCGGGGCGGTCTTGCCGGCGGCAGGGTCTATCACCAAGACCAACAGTAGCGGCCAACTTGTCGCGGCGACGGCGGGGACCGATTACGTACTCCCCGCGGGCAGCATCACGGGTAATGCGTCGACGGCGACGGCGTTGGCATCCACGCCGACCACCTGTGCGGCCGGCAACTATCCGCTGGGGATCACTGCGAATGGCAACGTAACGGGCTGCACGGCGGCAACGGGTGGAGGCGGCACGATCACGGGCCCTGGCTCCGCGACATCGGGCTATGTGCCTCTGTGGGGCACGTACCCGGCGCTGACGTTGGGCCTGCCAGTCACGCAATCGAACGGCGCGAACTCGATTGTCGAGACGGGCGCGGGCGGCACTATCGCGGCGGCGGCGATCCCGACGCTCAACCAGAACACGACCGGATCGTCGGGCAGCGTGTTGAATGCCCTCACCCTCAACAACGGCGGCGCGGGCGCGGCCTCGGGTTCGACGTTCAATGGATCGGCGGCAATCACGCTCTCGTACAACACTCTCGGGGCAGCTCCGCTCGCCTCTCCGACCTTCACGGGGACTGTGACGATTCCCAGCGGCGCGTCCCTCGGCACGCCGACGACCCTCAATGTCTCGAATGCGACCGGCTTGACGGCCTCGCAAGTGCCCGCCGCGCTCTCCTCTACCACCTCGGTCAATGGCACGAGCATCCCAGCATCTTCCGCGCTGATGACTACCGGCACCACGCTCGCATCGGGACAGATGCCCACCTTCACGGGGGACGTCACGAACAGCGGTCTGGCTATGACCGTTGGCAAGGTGAACGGGGCAGCAGTCCCAACCAGCAAGAACTTTCTGGGCTCGAACGGCTCCGGCCAACTCGTCCAAACGACGAACGCGCGCGCCTTCGGCTACAGTTTCAACTCTTCGTCTGCGCTGACGACCGGCCTGACGGCCTACGGGAATGTCCCCTTCGCCTGCACCATCAGCGCATGGACGATCAGCCTCTCGCCGGCCGACACCGCGACCGTGGACGTGTGGAAGGTGGCGACGGGTTCGGCAGTGCCGACCGTCTCTAACACCATCACCGCTTCGGCCGTCCCGGCCATCACCACCGGCACCTCGGTGCACTCGTCCACCCTGACCGGCTGGACGACTTCCGTGTCGGCCAACGATCTGTTCGCCGTCAACATCAAGGCGATTGGCGGAACGGCAACCTTCGTGAATTTGACAGTGGAGTGTGACCAATGAAAAAACTGCTTTTCTCTCTGATCTTGTTCGCCGGGCTGGCGGTCGCGCAAAGCGGCTTCAGCCTGTCCGGCACATTGAGCGCGGACGCCGTGACGAACCTCAACGCCTGGGCCACAACGCAGGTGCAGATGGCGGGCGCGGCCACGGCCACCGCGGCCATCGGGGCCGGGGATACCACCATCACAGTCGCCAACTGCACCAATGTGGCGGCGGGCGTGACTGTGCTGATCGACGCTGAGGCGGTCTCGACATCGACCTGTAGCGGCAATACCTTGACGGTGGCTGCCAGTGGGCGCGGCTACTTCGCCACGGCGGCGGCGGCGCACCTCAGCGGCGTGCAGATCGCAGTCTTGAAGTATGCCAGCCTGACGGCGGTGGGGAAGGCGGTGCTCCTCCAGGCGGTGCAGAACATCGCGCATCAGATGATGCTCGGGAACTACGCGACGTACAAGGCGCAAGCGGCCACCACGCAGACCAATCAGGCGGCGTCCGACGCGGTGCTGGTGCAGTAACTATGAGACGCCTTCTTCCTCTTCTCCTCCTTGCCCTCTCCGCTCCGGCGTGGGGCGCGTATACCTACAAAGCGACGATCACGCTGGCTCAGACAACGGGCAGTTCCGACCTGACCGATCGCACCAACATCGTCTATCTGAGCCACGCGTCCCTAAAGTTGGCAGGTAATGGCGGCCAGATCCAACATACCGTCAGCCGCAGCGGCCAGACCGTTCCGGCAGACCTGATATTCACATCGGACTCCGGCGGATCTGTTGTGCTGAATTGGGGCATTGAGTCATACGACGGCTCATCGACCGGCGGCGTCGTCTGGGCACACGTCAAGAAGACCACCTCGCACATCGGCACGACGGTCATCTATGCCTTCTGGGGCAACACGGCCATCAGCGCATTCCAAGGCGGCGCGGTAGGGTCGGAGTTCGACTCCTCCACCATTCTCATGTCGCCGTTTCCGGGCATGACGGGAGGGTGTGCTGGCAACGTCACCTATCGCGACTTCACTTCTGCCGCGAATGATGGCACCTCGTCTTGTGACTACGGGTCGTCGAGTGGTGGCGTGGTGGGCGGTTACGCTTATGATTATTCGGCGACGTCTTTCCCCGCTTCGTCTGCCTACAATGTTACGACGGGGACCATCGCACTGTGGGTGAACCCACATACGGGTGACTGCTCTGGCGGAAGCGCCGGGCTGACTATGTTCGCTGGCGTGGGAAGTGACTACTATCTAACCAACGGATTCCTGCTCGGGTGCTCTCCGCTTAACGGCTACATAGCGGCAATGGCGGGATCTGGCGGGACCAATCCCATCTTCATGGGAACCTCTGTCGTGCCAGAGAATGCCTGGCATCATGTAGCCATGACGTTCACGAACGGTGGGACGAGTACGTTTTATTTTGACGGCGCGAGCGCGGGCACGTTCACGCCGACCATTGGCTCTCCGGGTACGTCGGCCTTCAAAGTGGACGGCAATTTTTCTATCGTCTCTGCCGGAAATGGAGGGTACGACAATATGTATTTCACGAACAATCTGCGTTCTGCCGATTGGATCGCCGCTGAGTATAACAACGGCCATGCGCCTTCCACTTTTGCCGCCGTCTCGGGGCTGGCGCCGTGCTCCGGTAGTTGCGGCGGTGGCGGGGGGGCACCGGTTAGTATGACGCCGATTTTTTGAGGATTTGAATGTGTGCCTGAGAAGTGAAGAAAGGAAGGAGTTCGAGAAGTGATAACGAATCTGAAAATAATGGGGTTCTTGGCACTGACCATATGACTCAAGCCCAGACTCTCGCCCTGGTGCGCCTCCGGCTCGATACCGTCAGGCCGCACGCGGTGCGGCGGGGACGCGGGCGCTGGGACGTGGAGCTGCCGCGGCTCAAGACCTACCGCCTCCAGGCGACGCCGCAGGAGCTGGCGCTCGCGCGCTGGTTCGGTTGCGGCATCGGGCCGCGGCCATCGCCGGAGAGTTCGCTCACGCTTTGGGACCGGGCGGCGCACGCGGACTATTTCGAGAAGGAGACAGAATGACGCGATGCAGTTTTCTGCTTGGCCTGCTCCCGATTGCCGCGTTGGCGCAAACCGCGCCGGCCGCTCCGGTGAATGGCCAGTGCCCCGTGTGTAAAACGCAGGCGCCGCCCTACACGACCGCCCAGCGGCTCGCGGCAGGGTATTGCACCAGCACGGACGGCGGACTTACGGTGGGCCTCTGCGAGTCTGCAAGTAGGGTCACCCGCTGCCTCGCCTGCAATGCCGCCTTCTGGCAGGACGTAGCGACATCGTGAGCCTCCCATGCCAGTCTCTGCCACCAGCACTCTCGTTCGAGCCTACATGGGAGACGCACGCGCCATTGAGACGGTGTTTCGGCAGGCGCTGGGCCAACTCCGGCGCTACGACGGCTCTGGGCGCTGCTTTGCCTCGAAGGAGGAACGATTCACGTGGCGGGTCAGGCACGATCCCGACTGGACTGGTCCAGACCCTCAACCGGGGAATTGGTGGAGTAGAATTAACCAGATCGCCTTAGGGTAAACTGAAGGCGAAAAATGCTTTGCTGTGGGGCTCGATTCCAAATAAAGAGAGAGTATGGCCCAATTTACAGAGACCCTACAGTCGATGCAGAACCGCGTGTGCAAGCAGCGCATCGGCCTGGACCGGACTCTGGCCGTAGACTTCCTTAACGAGAGGTTGCGGCAAATACTCGACCGTAAGCCGGATTGGTCTAGTCTACTGAAGCGTAACCTTCTATCCATCCCGCAGGCATACTCTATTGGGACGATTGCGGTTACAACTGGGTCTACGCTCGTCGCGGGAACAGGCACAAATTGGCCTGTAGATGACGCAGTTAATACCCACATCCAGGAGCCACTACGGGCAGCTAGAACCGTTTGGGTCACTCCCGACAGCACTGTCGGCATCACGCCCAGCAGCCTGCTCTACGTGGACTCCGCAGGCCCTTACCCTGAGACTGTAGCCGTGTTGGACATGATGGCAGGGCGCATCCTGTGCGCCTTTCAATTCCCGCACGAGGCGAACTTCACAGCGACAGCAAGCTCTCTCGTCAATCTTCAGTTGCGTGTCAATTCAATTAACCCAATTTTCACCGTGCAGGCGGTAACTAGCCCCACGAGTCTGTATCTAGACAATCCGTGGGGACAGGTTGGCGCTGCGGGGATGGCCTATCAGATTTTGCTAGCCTATACGCCTTTTGCGGGGGACGTGAAAGAACTGGTTGTCGTTGTGGATAATTTCCAGCAAATCGCGCTCCGGTTGCAGGTATCTCAGGAAGAACTCAACCTGTACGACCCGAACCGAACGGCGACTGATTCTCCCAACTGTATTGCCAATTTGGGGCCGAACCTCAACGGCCAGCAAATGTACGAGATTTATCCTCCACCGTCAATCCCGTACCAGCTTTCTTACCTTTACCATGCCCGTTGGAAGGGGATGAGGCTCCCAGACGATACTCCTCCTGCGGGAATCAACCCCAATGCCCTAATATATGGGGCTCTGGCAGATGCCTTTGCTACGCCTTGCCCTCGCCCTCCAGACATGAAGGATGCGTTCTTCAGCCTGGAAACGGCGAATATGTACCAATCTCGGTTCGAGCAGGCCGTCATCGAACTTATGACTTCCGAAGAGAGCACATACCAGAAGGCCTTTACTTGGAATTTCGCTCAAACTTGGGGAGGAATGGGAATGGGTGCGAACTGGGAGCAATCGCACTCGTGGGAAGCGGCGGCTGGAGATTACTAATATGAAACACTTTCCTTTCCCTGTCTTGATTGCTTTCTCTCTCTTCACGGCGAAAGCTCAGACCATCCCCCAGCCTCTCCAAGTGGTTAGGGTCTACAACGTCACAAGCGCCTCTCAGGTGTTCGACAACCGCTCTACGGCGGCTATGGGCTGCAACTACTTCAGTTACTACGTGAACAGCAACGTAGGGGCCTATACGATCCAGTTGGAGTACAGCGACGTGAGCAGGACTGGGCCGTGGACGCCATTCCCCACAAGCCAGATCACCAACACGTCCTTTGTCCCAATTGGCGTCGGCAACGGGTATCACAATTGGGTGCGCCTCAACACGCTTTCAGGTAGCACGTCTTCAACGCTCTCCTGCTCCAAGGACTACTTCATCACCTCTTCGGCTTCCTCTATCAGCGCCATAGCGGACCCTGGCCTAAACTGCATTCCCTACCGCAGCGGGGCAGGAGAGGCGCGATGCGTGGTTGTCTCTGACATTGCAAACCTCTTTGGGTCGCTGGCCGAACACTATGTTTACGCTGCTCCAGAAAATGCGAACGGTTTGCCTTCTTTCCGTCAAATGTATGCCGACGACATCAGCTTTACACAAACAGGGGCAGGGGCCGTCGCTAGTACGGTAGACGCCAAGCTCAGAGAAACAATTAGCGTTAAGGACTTCGGGGCCAAAGGAGATGGCGTGACCGACGATACCGCGGCTATCCAGGCGGCGCTGACGGCGGCTGGCACTAGTTGTGGGCTGGTTTACTTCCCTCACGGCACGTACATGATGAGCGTGACGGCGGGCAGTCTCACGGGCACGGTGATTCCGAGCTGCGTGGAAATGGCGGGCGAATCCAACACCGGGGCGGTCATCAAGCTCAAGAGCGCGGCATTCAATGGCGAATGGTTCAGCTCTAACGGGACGCATAACATCACCATCCGCGATCTGACGTTCGACGGGGCGAACGCGCCGATTAACAGCGGCTATGGCACGGTAACGACAAACGGAACGGCGGTCACTCTCGTAACGGGCACCCCGTTCTATACAGACGGGACGTGGGCGGGGCTGCCGTTCGTCATCAACTACGTTTACTATACAATCGCCTCCGTGACAGACAGCTCTCACCTGGTGCTCACCGCGACCGCTGGGGTGCAATCCTCCGCCGTCACATACTTCAGCGTGGGGCTCTTTTACCAAGTGATCGGAATGGTCAATGCCTCCTACGTCACGATCAGGGACTGCCGATTCGTCAACGTCTTTCCCACGCTGGTGGTCGCCTTCTACGGCGGGGCCGGATTTATCACCCTGGACCACAACTACATCGAGACCACGGCGGCCAGCGGGAACCAGAACGAAGGGTTCAACATCAGCACCGGCGGCCCTTACGCGATGAACGGAGTACGTGTCACAAATAACACCCTCGTCCATACCGGTATGGACATCAACACCTACGGGGCGCATGTGGAGGGCAACGACATCAGCGGGTGGGGATATGGCGCTGGGATCACCACAGAAGAAAGCGCCCTGTGCGGGTACAACCTAATCTCCAGAAACATGCTCGTTAGCTCGACCGGGATCGACACTAATGCAACCCGTCCCAACGCGATTGAGGACTGGGCGTCTTACGATAGGATCACCGAGAACTTCGTAAGCGGAATGTCGGGAGACGGCATCGATGCGGGCGGCCCCAATACCCTGATCGCCAACAACATAACAATCGACAACGGCTCTAGCGCTCCGGGAGCAGGGTGCGGTATATCGGCGCGCTACGGGAATGACACGTACCAGTGCAGCTACTGCACCTTCACTGGGAACGTGTCCCTTGATACAAATTCCAACCTAGCTCTGGGGACTCAAGGTTACGGATTCTGCATCCAGGCCAGCCCTAGCGGCACGCTTCCGACTCATGTCTTTGTCACGCCGGACAACAACTTCAACCACAATATGGAGAACCCGACGAATACGGTATTAGCCCAAGGTACGGTGACTACCAACCACAACATAATCACCTGGGCTTCCGGCTCGCCGTTTGTAACAAGTGGCCCATGGTTTAACGGGATGACAATTGTCATAAATAATGTGGCCTACTCCATCGGCAACGTAGGCTCCGCCACGGCGCTGGCCGTGAATGAAGACAGCGGGGTCCAGGCCACCGCCGTACCCTACTACGTGCCGGCATTCGATCAGACCAAGGCCGTCTGGGCGCTTTCCCAGGGCGTCCCTCCTTCGTTCCCCTACTGCGTCGCCTGGACCCCCGGTACAATCGCCGCCGGTGCCACGGCATCTGTCCAGGAGACTGTCCCCGGAGCGCAAATGGGGTCCACGATTGCGCCACCCAGTTTCTCCCTGAACGCGGGCGGCGTGCTGTTCTACGGGTACGTATACACCCCCAATGCCATCACCTTCGTGGCCTACAATCTCTCCGGTGCGTCGCAGACCTTGGCCGCCGGACAGATTTGCACGACCGTGACCATGCCTCTCGGCTATAGCAACTACTAGGAGCGCCAAAGGATAGAATACCTAAATGCCAGAACAAAGCATCTCGGAACTAACCACACGCCTATCCGTGATAGAAGCAGCAGAGAAGCGAGAACATGCTGCCTTGCAATGCCAGTTTGGGCTAAAACTTTCAGCACTCCAGGCGGAGTTTCTGTTGCGACTTGAATCTGCCTCGCGAGCCCTTGAACTGGCACGAACCGAACTAAGCAGGCGGCTGGAGTCGTTGAACAACGAAGCGGAACGGGTAAAGAAAATCCAGGACACATACGCACTCCGCGAGGTCGTGGAAAACAACTTCAAAGAGATTCGCTTAATTATTGAATCTCAGACCCGAGAGACACGCAGTTACCTTGACCAGCGAGTAGATAAGGTGTGGTCGTCCTGCGAGGCGGAGTTCAAGGATGTTCAGAAAGCCGTCAAGGAACTGAACGATTTCCGTAACAACTTTCTTGGCAAGCAGGCTGTTGTCGCCTTCTGTATCGCGTCGGTGGTCTCTCTCGCCCTGCGCTATCTGATCCCCATTAGAGGAGCAACCCCGTGATGCCACCTGACGGCCAAGACCAGCCCGACAAGGTGGAAGTAATTCGGCGGGTCTTCGGCCCGCTTGATTGGAGAAAACAAATTGATGCCAGATAACGCTTACAAGACGGAGCCATCCACTATTAAATGGGGCCTAAATCCTGGACAGATTATTACGATCATCGTCCTGGTAGTAGGCATGGCTGCCTCTTGGGGTAGTCTCTCTCAGCAGATTGCTACGCACACCGAAATGCTCGGCAGGATGTCGGTAGACCAAGCCACTATGGGCCGTGACCTCCTCGGATTGCGGGAAGAACAGGCGCGCGTTCGCGGCAAACTGGAAGAGCATGATCGTGAAGATTCCGCGTGGCGCGCGGCTCATCGTCAAGACAGATAAAAGAGAGGGTATTATGCAGCGTAAACCAGACAACGGCGAGTCCACGTTCGACAAGTTTCGTTCTCCGCAGGCGGTCCCAGTGGAGCCTGAAGGTGAGATCCTTCAACGCATGGCCCAGTCGGACACCTATAACGAAAGCGAACGCAAGTCAATGGTGAGATCGGCGGAATGGCTTAATCGTGAGGCTATGGGGCGGGAACTGTTCAACACGCAGATGAACTCGCCTGGGGCTTCTACGTTCTCCAAGGGCCGAGTGTTCGATTGCCCAGAGCCGGAAACGTCTGAGCGAAGGAAAGAGAGCATCAAAGACTTTCCAGAAGTTCCTAGCAGTCGCAGGTAGAGAAGGTGCGTAGTGCCGCTTGTTACGCTTGGGAGTCTTATCGGCCGGGTGTACACACGCCTTGATAATAATGGCCTACTCTACCCTCGTCCGGAGATTGTCAATGCCATTAACGAAGCGGTCCAGGTCGTCAACCTCTCCACGGGGTTCATCCAAGGCACTTTCCAGATTCCAGGGTGGTCTCAGGTCAACCGAGTCTGGTACGACACCCCCGCTCAGATCATCATTCCCCTGCGCGTCACGTTCGAGGGCATGTACCTTCAACCGACGACGCTTTGGCAACTGGGCGCTTCTTATCCCAATTGGACGGCAGACACAACCAGCAGTGTGGGGCTTCCTGTTTCCTATTGGGTCCCGTGTGGTCTGACGAAGTTCGGGATCTACCCCGCTGATTCCCTTGGTGGCTGTGACATCAGGGTAACTGGAGTGATGGAGCCGGTCCCATTGGTGGCCGATACGGACATCCTCAATCTCCCCAACGAGTACGCCAGCGCCGTTGATTTTCTGGCGGCACATACCCTCATGCTGAAGGAATCCTCAACCATCTTTGCACACGGATCGACGGACTATCAGAAGTACCTGTCCGTCAACAAGAAGATGACAATTTGGAAGGGGTTGACGCAACCGCGCTACTTCTTACCGGAAGCCCAGCAGGCTAAAACATGACAGATGAATTCCAAGCAAAGCTGATCGCCATGCTCTCTACCCATGAGGGCCGCAAAGCATGGATGTATCCCGATACAGCAGGGAACGTCACCGTGGGGGTAGGGCACATGATCCCCTCGCCCGATGCCGCAACGCAGTTAGGGTTCTCAGACGCCAATCTTGAGACGGCTTCAGAGGAGGATGTCGTCAACGGATGGGGCTTTGTCAAATCCAGCAACCAGGAATACAAGGCACTGACGCTATCAGACAGCAAAATCAACAATCTCCTAATGGGGGATGTGGCTCACTTCTACCTTGTCTTGATCCAGACTTTCCCAAAGTTTAAGTCTTATCCTGAGTCAGCCCAATTGGGCCTCTACGACATGGTATTCAACCTAGGAAGCTTTCGGGCTTTTCCTAGATTTGCGGCGGCTGTGCTGCAACAGAATTGGGCATCGGCGGCGGCAGAATGCCAGCGTGAAGGCATTGGAGCCGCCCGCAATCAGGATACGAAGAATCTTTTCCTGGAGTGCGCATGAGCACGTCGAACCCATACGTCGAGATCTTTCAAACTCGGCTCACGTCGGACCTCTACGCTATCTACAAACAATGCTCCAATGTTTTGCTTGAAGATGGAGGTCTTACTTTAGGGCTGATTACAGATAGTGAGTTCTACGCTATCGCCAATGAGGTTGTAACGGACTTCTTGAGTAAGACTCAGATCATCAAAAAAGTATTCTGCGTCCCATTATTGGTCGGCGTGGACACATACACGAAGCCCGATCAACTGGGGGAGATTGACGAAGCGCTTGCGGGGCAGACGCACATCAACCGGACGAGCGGGTTCTATTTGGACAATTCCGACCCTTCGTGGCCGACGCAGTTCAACCAGCCACAGTCCTTCAAGGAAGATGAAGTCCCAGTCAATCAGATCCAACTAAGCCCTATGCCAAACGTGGAAGGAGAGTTGACGTACACCTACGATCAGGGCTATGGCGTGCCCGCCTCTACGTCTGGCGCGGTTGACTTCGACATCCAGGCCAATCCGTCTACCCCTGGTTACGGGGTGTTTGCCGAAGCCATTGGGAATCCATATTTAGAAGCAGCCGGGACTGGTTACGGGGTGTATGCCGACATGGTATGCTCCACTGGGAATCTGACGATGATTGGGAATGTCATCCCGACCGATCCGACGTATATTCAGCTAATCCCCGCTTCGTTCCAGTGCTACTTGAAGTATGGGATACTCTCCAGGATCTTTTCTACAAACAGCGAATTGAAAGACGAACAGAAAGCCACCTATTGCCAAGCGCGGTATGCTGAAGGTGTGAACTTAGCAGGAGCAATTATGGCCAACATCTACACGGAGCAAGCCAATGCCTGATGCCATCACCGTTACTTTCAGAGGGATCGTCGTCGAAGACTTCATGATGGTCACTGTCGCCGGTCCTGCCACTACGACTGTTCTTGGAGTAGGCCCTGGCGTAACCGTCTCTCCCTTCGTCATGGCGGCAAGCGATGCAGGCGCAGCGACGGCAGGAGTACCTGTCGGCGGGGTCTATATCGTCACGTCAGCTCCAGGGAATAGCTACCTCAAGGCCAGAATGAGCTAAGACAACATGGCTGACCTCCAACCTATTTCCCGTGCTTTCCCCAATGGCGGGCTCCAACTGAAGCAGGACCCGGCCCTGTTGGACGAGTCGCATTACAGCGAATTGACCAATGTTGTCAGTGTCCAGGAGGGGAACATCACGGTTAGGGCGGGGAGTCAGAAGATCACCAGGGCTGACGAATGGCAACAGGATTTCGACGAAGCTCCGGTCATCCATTCAATCTCTGCGTTGCACGTAGGGGACTTGGGGGAGGAAATCTTATACGTTGGCGAGGATGTGAACATTTGGTCTCGGATCAACGGCGGAGATTGGAATGAGATTGCAACTGGCGTAGCCCCATCGGACGCTTACGCTCGTCAGAGATTCAGCGCTATCTCCTATTCTGCTGGGTCTAGCGGACTCCCCTACCAGTACTTTGCCTGCCCCAGCGCGATGCTGAAGGATAGCGGGATAAACCCAGCCACAGCTTCGCCGGGACTTCAAAAGTGGGGGATATTGCCTCCAGTGCAACCAGTCCAGGCAGCGTTGGGCGCGTACACGTTACTGCCTCCAGACATGGACGTGGTTTACAACTTAGCCGTAGGCTCAGACATAAGCAGATTGCCCTATATGTCCGTCGCAGAGGCTAGCGGGACAGTCCCAGGGAACATCACCATCACCCCGTCCACTATGTCTGGGATCAACGTGGGGATGCTGTTGCAGATCGTAACTCCGGCTATTGGAGGGGTTCCAGCCTACACTCAATACGCTCCCGTTCTCTCCAGCGATTCGACTACCTTCAGCGTGTATCTGGAAGATATACCCAATGTCGGGGCCTTGATCCAAGCGGCAGAGGATTTAGATACGGACACTGGTTCAAGTGACTTCGTAACGCTTGCGACGATGGACATAGCGCTAGATGCTTCTTTTGACGGAATCCCGTCAACTGGCTATTCCACGGATGATCTTGTTCACATTTCGGTCTACGCCTCAGACCCGGCTCAATATACAGACATCCGGTTTAGAGTCTTGGTCAACAATAGCAACTCCGACTATTATGAAAAATCAATCCTTCCAACTGCGATCCAGCCGCAGGTTACGGGTACGCAGACTTCTACCCAGAACCTCAGCAATATCGGAGCAACCATTCCTCAGAGCGCCCTTAACGACACTCCGTATATCAGCCAGGAAATCACTCAAGCTAAAGCCCAAGCACTGGCTGCCGTATCGGCTGAAGCTGCCGATTCAGGCAACGCAGTCTGGACAGAGATTAGTATTCCAAAGTCTCAATTCCTGGCTGTCGGGAATGCCGGGAACCCGGTATATTCGTGGAAGAATGTAACTGGGTTTCAGGTCGTTTATAAGACCGTTGCGGTCCCAACCGGAAGCCCCGAGCTTGGCATTAGCAGCATTTATATCGCCGGTGGGGCTGGGCCAAACGCGGTTACTACTTCATCGGACTTTCCCCTCCAGCCGTACAGTTACATTTTCACGTTCCGTAACCCCATTACTGGGGCCGAAGGCAATCCCTGCGCCTTGATGATTCCAACGGCGGCGGTGAGCCCGCAACGGCAAGGCGTTGATTTAACTCTCTACGGGACAGACGATCCTCAGATAACTGGGGAGAATTCCATTTCGGTCTACAGGGCTGGGGGCTCTTTTGCTGACTCGTACTATCGGTTTGTCGGCTATGCTGCTAATCCTGGGGCTGGCGAGACTGTCATTTTCAGCGATCAGCAGAGCGACCAGAGCATAGATATTAACAATCTAGTAGACTTTGACAACGATACGCCGGTAACGAGCGCCCTTCCAACCCCAGTGGTAATGACTTCCTCCACTGTGGCTGTAGCCAATACGCTTGCGGTTTTGAACGTAATAGTCACCTCCGGTTCTTTGGCAAGCCTGACCGTAGGGACACCTCTCACTGTGGGCATAAACACGCTGACGCAAGAAACGTCGATCTTGGCGGCTGTGGATGCAGTCGGCGGGACGGTTACGCTGTTTCTCCAGTACGACCATTCGGACGCGGCTACGAACCCGATCACGATCCAAGCTGACGCTATTGCCAACCAACCCGTGACTCTTTCCCTAGAAGCGTTTGATTCGGTATTTCTTGCAGGCGATCCGAACAATCCGCATGTCCTTTACCAGTCAAAGACTGGCAGGCCCGAGGCTTTCCCGATCATCAACCTAACGACGAACGTAGCAAACGCCATCAACGTCGGAACCCCCTCCAATTATATCGTCAATATGACGGAGTTCTCTGGCGGGGTTCTGTGCATGAACCTAAACAACCTGTACTACGTGGCTGTGGCGTCTGGCCAGATGGAGGCCCCTATTGCCACCCCTGCCCAAAGGGGCTTGTTGGCCACTAAGGCATGGTGCATGGCAGACAATGAGTTGTGGTACTTGTCTTACGACGGGATCTATTCATGGAGCGGGGGGATGAGCGCCTGGAGAAGCCAAGACATAGACCCGCTGTTCAACGGGCATACGATTGGTCCTTATTCCCCAATAGACACCCGGCCTCATCTTGGGACGGCAGGCGCAGACGTAGTTACGATGGAGTACAACGACAACGAGGTGTTCGTCTCCTACCTGGACACCCTTGGCGTCCCACACCGTCTCAGATACCATACGAAGTTCAAAAGATGGAGCATTGAGGACTTAAGTGACATTCTAGCCAACGGAGCCCTTGTTGGAATAACGGCTCAGTTCAACGACAAGACGACAGGAATCCTCTATGCGGCTAAAAGCCCAAACACATTCGCCTTCTTGTACGAAGAGAAGTCTGGGACGTCCGATGGCTGGGTGGATACACCGAACGATGGGCAGGCTATCGTCTATTCCTTGACCCCAGCGGCCTTCACGGCGAATGCTCCTAGCGCGAACAAGACATTTGCGGATCTCATCCTGGAGATGAAGTCCACCGACATCGTGACTATCCAGACGTTCTACGACTTCTCGACAACGCAGGATGAGCTTTTTACGATTGTTCCCAACCCCAATCGGGTTCGTATTCCCAATTCAATCCAGGGTGGATACCACAAGGAAGCTTATGCCATCCAGACAAGGATCTCTGGGACGACAACAGGCGGAGGCTCCTTCTATTCGTTGACGTTGAATGTCGTCCCTCTGGCTCAGATCCAAGTGGGGCGTGCTTACGATTGGGACGATTTGGGATGGCCCTTTGATAAGCGACTATACCAATTGGTGATGGAATATGACATCCCGGTGGGGCAAACCGTCGTGATGAACATGGACACGATGACCGGCGTTATCGGCGTCCAGCAAGAGAACACGGCTGTCCAGTCTTTCGTCTTAGCCCCTCCAACCACTACGGGAGGGAAGCCTAACCGGATCACGGCCAACTTCGCCCTGAATGACAACATGATCGTCAAGAAGGTTCGGTTGCGGCCAACGGTTGCGGGCGTCCCCTTTAAGCATTTCTCTTACTCGTTTCCCGGCCTCAGTAAGTATCCTGCCGACAGGACTCTCTATACGGAGTGGAGCGACCTGGAGTATTCTGGCGACAAAGTTTTTAGGACTCTCAACCTAGAAATGAATTCATCGGGGTTGCCATGCGCGGTTCAACTGCAAGGGGATTCTGGGAATCTGGGAGCTCCGATCTCTGTTGTCACCACGTTGAATGACCGGGCTCGCATCTTGACTCTACAGAGCGACTTGATCTCGAAAAACACTCGGCTTGTTTTCACGCCATCTCCAGGGGGATACTCCCAATACTTCAAGCACAGTTTCGATTTCTGGAAAGAGCCGATGGCTGTGTCTCATTGGGATTCCTACGAGTTCAACTTCGGCTACGATGGATACAATTTCGTCAAGCAGGCGTGGCTGGAGTACACTTGTTCTGTGCCAATTCGGGTGACATTTTACGGGGACGACGGAGAGCCGTTTTATCAGATTACCCTACCGGCGCACCCACAGCGGGACGTTGAACGGTTCTATTTGCCCGCTTCTCTCATAGACAACGAAGGTGACGTTTCTCTGAATAAGAGCAAGCGGAAAAGGATGACAATTGATACGGTTGCCAGCTAAAGGATTTTATGTCACTTCAAATCAGTTCGGTCGGCTCGACGCAGTACTCCGAGGTGCCATGCACGACGACGATGACATTGATGCAAGCGGTTGTGGATCAATTAGTTCTCTCAGGCTGGACCATTTCTCAGCAGTTCGCCGCTACCGGGGAAATTCTGGTAACCGGATATCCGAACAACGGCTGGACGATTACCTTCTCTAGCCCTTGGGCATTGTTCCCGACGCAGGTGTGGACCTACGTAACGACCGTCACTGGGGCAAACCAGATTCTAGTTGGGGCCAATCTGCCAGCGGTGGCTGCGAATCTTGCTGCGGCAATGACTAGTACCGGGCTAATGACGGCGACCGTTGACGGCTCCAACAATTTACTGATTCACTTAGTCTCGGCTGGAACGGGCGCGGCAGCCAACAGCATCATCGGGATTGCCGACCCCACTGCTTCCTGGGGATCGACCAATCTATACATAGGCGGTCTCGGCACTTTTTACACGCCGTTCCTTGCCAATGGTGGCTTTTTCATGCTTTCCGGGGTAACGGCTCAGGGCTTGCAAATGGGCCTATTTGTAGAGAATGGTGGCGATTATGTCAGATTTAGGGTGGCCTCAGTCCTGCAAGACATGGTGAGCTTTGTCCTAACTGACAGTGCGCGCAAGGCTGTGGTCACCAACACTGCGGGGATTGCTAACGTCCTATGCTATTCAAACTCCACCCGTGTCCTGGAATTCGTCTCGAATGCTCATCAATGTTTCTTGTGGTTACTGGGGGACTCTAGTACGAACTTTACCAGGATGGCCTTCGGCCTCCCCTACATTCGGGCGTTCAATGCACCAATTTTAATTTCCGCCGCTAGTAATACGAGCCCGGTTGTTCTGGCGACAGCGACGGCGCACGGCAGAACTACCGGAGATTACGTCTTCGTGGCCGACACGCAAGGCAACCTAGGCGCAAACGGCTATTGGCAGTGTGTCGTGATAGACCCGACGCACCTTTCACTGACGGGATCAACCGGCACAGGCGCATACGCGAGCGGCGGCCTACTCGCGGGCGCTTCTACTCAACTGGCGCGCGCCGCGTGGTTTGCCGGTGAAAACTCGCCATTCTTCAGGACCACTCTCGGCGCTGGGTCACAGGCGTCTACTTGGGTCGTAACAAACCAACTTCCCATGGGTGGACCGCCAATCAGCCTGAAGTCTTCCGGCCCATTTTCTAACATCGGCACCCCCGTCTCCGCTTATGGCTCAATCCCGAGCGCCATGGACCCGGTGATTTGCTGGGCGCCAGAAGGAACGAGCGGGACTCTGTATGAGATCGGGCAATTGTGGGATTGTTTCATCACGATGGAAAACGTCCCAATAGACCGAGTGGCCCCGAACTTTCTTGGATTCCCGTGGGTGCAGTATACAAATTCAGGATATTCGATGTGGCTGAAGAGGGGATGATGTGGCTCTGAGTACAGAAGAGGACCTCTTATACCCGGTCTACTCCTATCCCAATTGCTTCGGCGGGGATTGGCCGGAGACTGTCGAAACAATGGGGATGACTTTTGCGACTCTGGCGATTGCAACCGTTAACGGAACCAATCCAGTTGCGCTGGGCTTTAGCGTTGCATCTGGGCTCTGGGTGGGCCAGCCTATTACAGTTGTTGGCGTTGGGGGTGGAGTCGACGGCCCACACCAAGTACTCACCGCCCCTACAACCGTTTCAGCCACAATCGACGCGGTGGGCACTGGGACATATACAAACGGGACCGTAGTCCCTTCCGACAGATTCGTTGGGGTGAATTTGGCAGAGGGTCTTTTCCTGGCAGAGAGAGATGTACTCATGCCAGCAAACCCGTTCATCACTCTTTCGACAACTGTTTCGACAATTGTTTCGACAACTGTTACTGTGACAACGACGGTTACCACTACGGTTAGTCCCACCATCACCCCAGTTGTTGGATTGCCGGTATTTAAGCTCTATGCTGATGGGTCGCGTTTAGAATGGATGGCCTGTGGGGCCGATCAGAGGTCGGCGTATCAGCAAACCACGTTGTCAACTTTGATGGCCCCGAGGATTTAACGTGGCAAATACGAGCGGCTACGCAGAGTTAAAAACATCGGACCTCCAGGACGAAACCCTCTTCGCCCTGAATCAGAGGATGCGCTATCTATACCAGAAGGTGTCTGGCGTTTACGGACAAAACTCCCCCAATCTGCTCTCGTCCCCTACGCTGGCAACAGCCTACTCTTCACAGCAGACGGCCCAGAATGTATCCCCAAACGAGTTCATCACGAACGCGGTTGCCAATAAGCTCTACGGGATAGCAGCTATCCAGGCGGCAATCAATAGCGGCAAGCTTCAGGTTGGTGGGCCGAACGGCCAACAGGTAGCGCAGGCGGCGCTTTTCACGATCATCACCCTAGCGCAGCTTCCTACGGCTGGGACGCTGGCTACAAATGCCGACAATGCCGGGATGACGTTCTTCATCAGCGACTACTACCACTGGCTAGAGTTCAACGGGACGGGGTATCAGTGGCACCCGTGGGAGTCGGACGGGTCGGCCTATTACCGGCTGGCGGATGCTCCCCCCAATTGGGGCAGATGGGCTTCGGTCAGCGGCGGAGGGACAGCCGCCTTCCTGCAATCTAACGGGACGTTGGGGTTGGCCACTATGGCAACAGTGACAGCGGGATTCTTTACGGGAGTGTGGTTCCGCCAATGACACTTAAAAAAGATGGTCCGCTTTACGAGATGGGCGATCTGATTGTGGCTCCGGTCTCGATGGACCTTTTGGCCAGCGCGTACCTGACGATGAAGATAGACGGCACGCTCTCTGTGCTGTTTTACGAGTCAGACCCAGGCATCCCGAAGTTTCTAGCCACGCACTCTGATCCCAACGCCATCACCTACGGCTGCTACCTGAAGTCTGGAGACAAGACAAAACTGGTGGGGATTGGACATATCTCTGCGGCCATTGGGAGAGGCGATGGTAGCAAGAAATCAGAACTAAGCTGTGCCTTTTTTGCCGGATACCAGCGTCGGGATATTACCTTCCCTCTATCCCAGATGATGCTGGAGCAGACCTTCGACCGCTACGACATCGACGTTCTATTTGGGACGACGCCAGAAAAGAACAGAGCAATGCTGATGTTTATGAAAAACCTGGGGTTTGGGCACACTGCCGAGCCCATCCCTTACTTTACCACCTGGAAGGGCGAGGTTTGTGGGGTCTATGTTTCGTGGATTACGCGGGAGATGTGGCAGGATATTAGCCCCTTCAAGGACCACGATTCCAAATAAAGGAGCAGTAACTTATGGGCGGCGACCAAGGACAAGGCCAGCAGAATCAGATCACCCAGCAGCAATTGGGCGTCGAACAACAGTACCTCGGGATGGCGCAGAACCAGCTTACCCAAGAGCAAACATTGACGGCCCCGCAAAAGACGTACAATACTGGCGTCATCAATGCCGCTGAAAGCGGGAACTATTCTAACCTGATCTCTGCCGCAGGCCCCGCCACTGGAACCATCGCTCAAACCGAGAAGCAGGCGCAAGAGCAAATCATGAATTCAGTCCCCGCAGGACCGGGAAGAGACTATGCTCTCGCTGCCTCCAAGCAGGGCGAAGCAACGCAGATGTCCACCACGCTCAACCAGCTTTTCCAGAATGCGCTTCAGTCCAATACCAATATCGGGTTGGCATCGGCGGGCATCGGCCTTCAGGAAACTGGTGCTGGGTTGTCAAGCGCGAACATCGCGAGCCAGTCTAACCAAGCCACCATGAACGCGAATGAACAACAAAAATCCAGCACAATGTCCATGATTGGATCTATCGCCGGTGGTTTGGGCAGCGCGGCTGGCGGTGGCGCGTTTGGCTCTCTTGGAGGGGGTGGCGGCAGCACGGCTGGGGCAGAAGGACTGATGGGATAGCACACTCGATTCTTTAAGAGTAGAGGGCTATAGCCTTGTCCACTACTCCCGTAGTCACGAGTCCACCTCCCGATACTGCCCAGACGACGGCTACTACGGCTAATCCAGCAGCCGGGCCGTTCAGTTCATTCCTTGACCCGTCCCAAATCGCGCCTTCTACCTATCAGGCTTCCCAGCAACGCCCTAGCGGTTATATGGGGAAGCTGGGCAAGGGGGCGATGATAATTGACAAGTTCCTTGAAGGAATGTCCAAGGGCCGGGCAATGCAATATGCCAAGTCGCGGCAGAAAGAAGCGGATATTTATAACCGGATTGGGCAGACAGAGGAGTACGTCCGTAAATCTGACATTGACCCAGCTTTGCAGAAGCAGCAAATTGACAAACTAGAGGCCTTGAGGCTTGGGATATTGAGGGATCAGACTAGCCCCGACGCGGCGGGTGGTGGTGGGGATTCTGGGCAGGGTGGCAAGAAAAAGGGGAAGAAGGACGATCAGGATCAAAGCCCCATCGTGAAGTTTTTCCATCAGGCCGCAACCAACATGCTTGGTCCCGGTGCTCAGGCGTCGTCTTTCGACGAGAAGACCGTAAGGGCAACGCTGGGCGACGTGTCGCATGACGTGAGGATGGCGCAGTCGCAGACGGCACAGATTGCTCAATTCGGATCAATTGCTATAAACAAGATAAGTAAAGGGTTGTCGGACGGCACTATTAAGAGCAGGGCGGATATTTTCAAAGATCCAGAACTTGCTCAAATCATGAATGCTTTAGGGAAAACCCCAACCGACAAATTACCTTCTGGTTTAGTTGAAATAATCAAATCCATCCCAGAGAAGGCCGAAACAGCTAAAGTCACCGACTATGGCACAGCCGAAGTGGACGGGAAACAAATCAATGTCGTTAGGACAGACAAAGGATTAGAGGATGGGAAGGGGAATCCCGTTTCTCTTGACACCATTAAGCCGGGAAGCCTTCGCATGGGCAATGAATCCGCCCCGAAGCCCCCCACAGAGAAGCAGGTTGAGCTTGACCGCGCCTATGCGTCTTGGTCTAAGACACTGGGCAAGGACAAACTGGACGACGGCGAAAAGAGCATCGTTGCCGACCTGGAGAGGACGCCTAACAGCCCACTCAGTATAGAGATACAGGCGAATCTCTTAAAGCAGAAGGGGTCGAAGAATTTAGAACTGGCGAAGAATCAAGCTATTCTACTTACGTCCCAAGAGAGGCAAACGTCAATTGCGGAGAAGGCAGCGAACGCCAGTTTGAGAATTGCCCTCGAAAGAATGAACCTTGACGACAAGAAGAACAAGTACAACCCGAGGGAACTGGACGACGTATCCAGGTCCATCATCAACGATGTTCACGGGGACGGGACTCCGGGGCAGGCGAAAGCATTGGAGGATCTTCGCAAATCAGCGAGCGACCCGAAAGACCCCAAGCGCACAGAGAGCGCGGGTGCTCTTAGAAAAATGGCTCTTGAGAATGTTAGAGATCACCCCGAGTTCTACCAGCACCTAACCGACCAACAGCGCGAACAGGTTATCCATCACATCGACGGGATGCCTGTGGATAAGATTGTGGGCAGGGGCGGGAGCGCGGCTGCCGCCCCTGCTATACAGGGTCTTCACGGCAACAATACCGGGGCGAAACCCGGGCAGGACTCCGGGAGAAAGACCGACGACGTTCCGCAGACAGTTTCCAAGGTGAAGTCGCCAGCGGGAGCCGTTCTTCCCAAGGGACAAATTTGGGTTCAGGCCCCAGACGGGTCTGTCGGCTACATTCCAGCGGACAAGAAAGACGATTTCGCTAAAAAGCATCCAGGCTCGGTATTCTAGTCATGCCTAGCGATGTGTTTGCTGAGTATGGGGGTGCTCTTGTAACTGCTCCGCCAGATGCCAAGACAGACATCTTTGCGGAGTATGGTGGGAAATCTGTATCTACCCCTAAGCCGAACCTAGCCGCCGCTAGCGCAGAGGCCGAACGGGCTGCGGTTACGCACATGGGGCCAGTTACCCCTCCGGGGGAAGAAAAGCGACCGCTCTCAACCGTGCCTGGGGCAGAGAAAACGGGGCTACCTGGGGTGCCGTTGGTGGGCACATACCGGCCCATTATCCCGATGGGAGTTCCGCAACCGCAGGTTCCGTATGGGCTGCAATCTCCCGAAGAACAAGCAAAGAGCGCCCCTCAGTTTACAAACCCGCGCACGGGAGCAAAGTCCCCTCGCGTGCCTCCAGGCCAAGAGGGCGGGCCAGTCTCTTGGATGACCGACATGCCGATCACTGGGGCTCAGCGGGTGGTGGCTGGCGTTGAGGGGTTGGGCAAGCCTGCGGAAGCGTTTGCCACCCCCGACAAGCCGGGTGGCTACGGCAACAAACTGACGCCTGAACTGAGGAAGCAGGCCTCTGCCGCTGGGACGGAAATCATAACTGGCGGGCTGGAGGTAGCGACTCCGTTTATGATCGCGGGCGCAGCCGTTGCGCCGGTTACGGCGCTCAAAGCCGTTGGCCTGTACGCGGGGACGGAATATGCTACCCGCAAGGGGCTTGAGTCGGCTGGAGTTGCTCCAGAACATGCTCGATTCTTCGGCCAAGTGGCCGGGCTGGCTTCCGGCTCTATCCCCATCGGCCTGAAGATCATCGACGCAAGGCTGGAAGCGCACAACGAAATTGCCGAGAAGTTGTTCCAGGAAGAAGCCGAAGGCGGGCAACGTATCGAGAAGATGCGCGATGTTATCGCTCAGAGCCCTGAGATCGCTAAGCCCATCCCCGTATCCATTGGCGGCAAACCGCATGAGATTCGCTTCCTGGATGTTGGCAAGAACGGACGTCTCTCCCGCGAGGTCATTGATCTTAAAACAGGGAAGCGCGTATATGCAGGATACGACAAGGCCGTTTCTGGATGGCTCCATATCCATGCCGACGCCGAGCAAGGTCCTGTCGTAAAACTGACGGTTAAGGATGCTACGGGCAAGGTAATCGAAGAAGGGCTCATCACCCCAGAGCAAGCCGACTTTGCCAAAGACCTTGTGGCGTCTAAGGCTCCCGACCACACCGTAACGATTGAGCCGGTCGAGCAAGCGCCGAAACCAGCCGCCGAAGCCGCCACTACGGAACCGCCCGTAACGTCAAAGAAAGGAGGTTCTGAGCGTGTCACGCCCGAAGGGCAACAGCCCGGAAAGGAAGTGATCCAGCCATCTAGCGCGGAGGCCCCTGCCCCGAAGACAGAGGCGGGGGCTACTGCGCCTACGGCGGATTTCAAGCCGGGGCAGGTATGGAACTTAAACGGCGGGGCTTACGCTGTCACCAGCATCGAGGCCGACGAATCCGGCAAGCCTATCGTTAAATACGACTTCACCGGGCCGAAGGGGAATAAGAACCCCAACCAGAAGATCCCCCTTGCTGCGTTTACCAGCATGATGTCGAAGGGCAAGCTCCAGGGTGCGGCAGAGGGCACTGCTGCGCCACCAGCGGCGGCGGAGCCACCGGCCAAGGCGGAAGCGGCCAAGCCCGTAGAGATGCCGTCAGAGGCCAAGGCAGAGCCAATTAAGCCGCCGCTCAAGCCGAAGCCTGCGCCGAAGCCCGTTGAGTCTGCATCCAGACAAGCGCCGCCTGCTGATGCGGCTAAGTCCGAATCTACACCCGCGAAGGTAGCCGGGGTTATATCTAGGGAAAGCAACAACTTACCGAATAAAGCCCCCCCCGAGGTGGCCACCCCTAAGGCCGTGACCGAGCCACCCGCGCCGAAGCTCGACCCTGAAGAACTCCCTGCGATGAAGCGGCTTAGGGCGGCAGGGCAAGCCATCTCCGACACGGAACTGACGCAGCTTCAACTGCCCAAGGCCAAAGTGATACTGGCGAAGCTCAAGCAGGTAGGGGAAGCTGCATTAGCGGAGGCCGACAAGCAGACCGATCCCAGCGCAGCGGCAGAGCTAAGAAGGGTTGCGGCAGAGACGGACAAGCGGGCGGAGAGCATCCGCAACAGGGCGAAGGTGCTGGAGCAAGAGCAGGCGGCGAAGGCCGCGCCGAAGGCGACACCAGCACCGCCTACTACACAAAACGCTCCCTCAAATGAGGCGAAAAAGCAGGAAGTAGCGGCTGATAACTTAACAGAGGGCAACGAGTTAAGTTCTGCGTCTGTAAAACCTGCTCAGATTATTCCAAAAGATATTCCTCCCGTGACGAGAGCCAAGGCAGCAGACTTCAAGGTGGATTCCGCGAAGCCGGAAGATCTGGTTGCATCACAGGACTTCCAGAAATGGGCTGGAGATCCCAACCAAAAGCGTTCTTTCCGCGATACCTACGGGGACGCCATCCGCATTGCGGATCAAATCCGAGATGCTATCAAGAGTGGGCGTCCAGCCGCTACTATTGAAGCGCAGAGAGAGGCATTAAGGGAGGCTCTTGAAGAGATCGGCGTGAAGGCGGAAGCCAAGCCCACGGATCTCATATCGATTCCAGCTAGATCGAAATCCCGCGATACGGACAAGGGCTATGAACAGTGGGCAAAGGATGTCCACAACCTGAGCCTGTCCACCTACCGAGACAAGACACCATTCGCGCCAAGTGACTTGACGAAGCTAACGGATACACAACTGGAGGATCTGAAGTCGGCTGTCGATGAGGCTGCGTCTTGGCACCCCAAGGTCCAGCCCGGTAGAGATCTGGTCTTCACCTCGCCAGAGCAAGCGGCGTCGATGAAGTGGTGGGACAAGCAGCGGGACGACATCAAGAAGGAGTTCTGGAGGCGTGGAGAGCCAGCACGCGAGGCCGAGAAGCAGGCGAACAAGGTCGCGGCAGACAAGAAGGACCAGGAAGCCTTCGAGCGAGCCACGACCGTCAGGCCCAAGAACCCTACGCTCAAGGACGTTGACGCTCAGCGGGACAAGGACATTCCCGAAGGCTACCGCGTCTCGGGATACTCAGGCGGGCAGCGCCTACTGACGCAGGCCGGGCAGTTTAGCGTCTACCAGACATTCGATACGAGAGAGTGGGGATGGTACGACGAGAAGGTCGGCCCTTCTAAGAAGGTGAAGGAGCGATACCAGGAAGGAGTCAAGTCCCCAATCACTCAAAAGTATATCGACGACGAGACCGCCTACATTTATGGCCCGTGGGCAAAAGAGCGCAAAGTTGCGACCGCGCCTCCTCCCGCGCAAGCGACCGTGCCGCCGCCCTCAGCCGTAGACAAAGAACTGCCTGCGGCGAAGAAGAATACCGTGGAGCCGTCTGTCGAACGCTACGAGGAGTTGCAGAAAGAAGTCCGCGCCATACAGAAGAACCCCGTCTATGCAGAAGACACGCACGAGGGGATGCAGCTTCGAGACCGTGCCCTTGAGTTAGAAGACGAGATGCTGTTGCACCGCAAAGTGGCGATAGCGAAGTATCAGGCAGACATTGACAGGGAAAAGGCGGAACGTGAAGCCAAGGCCAAGAAGGCCGAACCCCCAGCGGTGAAGAAGGCGGAGCATAAACCCGCACCAGCAGCCGAGAAACCACTTGAAACCAAGGAAGAAAAGAAGCAAACTAAAGCGGAAGAGAAGCCCGATGAGCAGCCAAAGCGATCTGACGACCGAGCAGTTGGAGAAGGGCCAAAGGTTTCAGGAACTCGTAAACCAAGCGTCCGACCGATTGCGGGTGAGGGGACGAAGATTCGTGTTCCAGGACGAGATCGAGCCTACGCCGCCGTCTACTCCGTCCGAGAACTCTCCGACACCTACCCAAGCCACGACCCGTTCTCCTTTGAGCGAAACGCCGACTACCACCACCTGAACGACCGGGACTATACCGATCCCGTCGCACAAACTCGCGTTATCGTCAACAGCGGGGCAAAGTTCGATCCTGATTATCTAATCACGGATGATCCCACGGCCACCAACGGCCCGTCTATTATTGACCCGGATGGTAACGTCTTAGGCGGGAACAACCGGCGCATGACGCTGGAGCGCGTGTACGCGCAGAACCCCAAGGGGGCCGCTGCGTATCGCGCCTTGTTGGTGAAAAAAGCGGCTGTGTTCGGGCTTGACCCCAAAGCAATTGAAGGGATTAAGAAGCCCATATTGGTTCGGGAATTGAAGGACGCGGATGTCAAGCCACAACGCGCCATAACCGATCTAAACAAGGGTACTACTGCCGCACTTTCGCAGGGAGAGCGGGCTACTGCTGACGCCAGAAGCATGACGGCAGAGACGGCCAGCCACATTGCCAGCGTCTTGGAATCTGTGGGGCCAGACGTAAACCTGAATGATGTCCTCAGTTCAAAGTATGGGCCGGTGCTCATCAACCGCCTCATCCGCGAGGGCATCTTCACAGAAGAGGAACGTCCCGCCCTACTAGATGACAAGAATGGAACCGTCACCAAGGAAGCTAAAAACCGAACGGCCAAGATGTTACTGGGGGATCTGTTCACAGACAACCAGCAATTTGAACGAGCAGAACCTTCTCTTCGCAACAAGCTAGAGCGTACCGTCGTTTGGCTAAAGAAGGTCGAGCGCGTCCCTAGGTGGGGCCTGACCAAAGACGTGCGCGATGCCATCTCCCTGATTGAGCACGAGCGCGACGAGAAGGAATACCAAGAGGCGCACGGATTCAAGGCTGGTGGGTTCTTGGCTGAAAACCAAGCCGATATGTTCGGTGGCGCTGGCGAGAGACCACAAGTATCTGAGAAGGCCGAGAGAATAGCCGAGTTCATAAAGGGGAACAGCCAAAAGAGTATTGCCCAAGCATTTAAGTCCTATGCTGCGGATGCGGCCAAGTCCTATGCTGCGGATGCGGCCAAAGCAGAGGAGTTGTTCGCAGAGAGGGCGCAGGAGATGCCCACAGGGAAGGCTCCAGGGGAAGCATTTGATGACTCTTTCGGGGCAGCGAAGAAGGAACCTGAGCCATCTGCCAAAGCCGATACCGGCCCAATCAAAACGCAAGCCCCGCCGCAGGCGGCAGCGGAGCCGGAGTCTGCATCCAGACAGACGGCTCCCCCTCCCGGCGCTGGCAGCGTCACTCTTGGAGGTGGCCTGGGCGCGCTTGATCCCTACGTGGAAGAGGCTATCGACGTAGCCAAGAAGTACACTCCGCTCGTCATGTCGCACTTGGCAGAATTGCCTCCTGTCCAGGGTGCGGCTGAGACGATGAAGCTGGCTCGGCAGGCATTTGACCCACGGCATAACGTCTCCTTCGGCGCTCTGAACTCCGTGATGAAGCGTAACGGGAGCATGGTGGAGTTTAACTGGATTTTGCAGCAGCTTGGGGATCGGTGGCGTAGCCTGTTCGATGCGATGCCCGCCCGTATGCAAGTGGGGTTCGTTGATGCCATCCGGCATGGGCGCAAGCAGAAGGCGCAACTCCCAGCGCGAAGCAGCCTATTTGGGAAGAGGGAAGCACAGGACATATCCGCGCCGTTACAAGAGGCGGCTGACTTCTTTAGGGGCGTAGACGACGATCTCTACCATTCCCTGCAAGAAGTGGGTGTCAATCCAGAATATCTGGAGAACCACTACCGGACTCTGTGGAAAGTGATCCCCTCATTTGGGGAGCCGTCAGACAAGCGTGGGTTCAAGGGCGTCACTAAGCAGAGGCTTGAAGGCACCAAGGGGATGCTGAAAAAGCACGTCTTCGAGGATATGAGCGAAGGCTTGCGTTGGGACTTCTCCGCGTTGACGGAAGAGGAAGTCCATGCCGCCATGCAGAAGGCTGGGATCAGGCCGGATGGGTACAAGGTGGAGCAGGGTGTCGATAACCTGGAGGTGACGCCTTTCTCAGACAAGGCCATAGACGCCCTCAACAAACTGGAGAAGAGTGGGGCCGAAGTTGTCAAGCGTGGTGGCACGCCGACCTACTGGAACGCGATGACGATGTTCCAGGCGCACTATGCCGATGCCCTGAGATTCGTTACCACGCGGCGCATGTGGAAGGATGGTATCGAGAGCGGCAGGATTAGGTTCGTCAAGAGGGGCATGAAGCCGCTGGATGGGTTCAAGCGCATCGACGACGCCATCGCTAAGGTCAACATCCCAGTCAAAACATCTCGTTCTATTGACGACGCAACACAGCGGGTTAAGGACGGGGTAGCCTCGGACATGAACGAGGCGATGCAGCAAATCATTGACGAGCATCGACAGCGGGGCAGCGTTATCACCGCAACTCAGGTCATGGCCCCTGTGGGAGAGTGGTACGTCGAAGAGGGCCTAGCGCGGTTGCTCAACAACCTCCAGTCTCGCGACCGAATCAGGGAATACGCTTTGGGCCGGGGGCTTTCCAGGATTAAGAATGGGTACACCGGCATAGAGCTTGGGGTCAGCCCCTTCCACTTCGTTTTCGAGTCGATTGAAGCGATGGGCTCGATGTTTGCGCTTGCTTTTCGAGAAGCATATCTTGGCGTTGGGAAGATGACCTTTGAGCGTAACCGGCCAGGGTCAACGAGCCTTGGAAAGCGCCTCATGTGGCAAAGCCTGAAGGATCTGACCGGCGCTTTACCCAGCGCTACTCCAGGATTTCGCTTCGGCAAGGTCAGCGCAGCCCCGCTTGTGCATGAGTTTTCTATCGAGCAATTGGGCGCTTCGGCCAAACTACTCTACGGACAGGCTGGGAAGCCGTATCTGGAAACTGAGCAGCTAAAGGACGCCATCGCTGGGTACAATAAGTCCTTGGAATTCATGCGGCCCAGCAACCCGCGCTACAACGATTTGATCTCACAGCGGGCGTCGGCAGAGGCTCAACTCGCAGCAGCGCAGGGCGATTACAACGAAGCGTTAAAGAAGTTCGCCTCTGGCAAGGTGGGGCAGCGATTCCTGGAGCGCTATCCTGACGCCGCACCTCTGATCCACGATTACTTCCAGGCTGGCGGCAAGCCGCACATGGATGAGCGCTTCAGATTGAGGGCGACGGAAAACTTCAGAACTGCCTACAAGAATGCGGTTGCCGATCATAGGGAGCTTGCGGCGGCGGGCAACGCATTACTGGCAATCAACGAAGCGATGCTCGCGCCTCTATTTGAGACCTTCATCCCCAACTTGAAACTGGGTATATTCCTGAAGGAATACTCTTTTGCTAAGGTTGAGAACGAACGCAAATTAGAGAGGGTTGAAAACCTCCGTAAAGGCATTGACCGCATCCAATACGAGATTGCTCAGTTGAACGACGAGCGTAGGCGCACTCCCGCTTCGCATCCTCCAGGCGTGCCTGTTGACCCGGCGCGAATGGCTAAGATTCAAGGCATAGAGGACAGGCTGAGGGCCAAGACCGAACAACTGAACAAGACACAAATAGAGCACGACGCGATGCAAGCGCAGCGCGGATACAGCCTTGAACAGATTGCCAGAGAAACAAACGATTTCGTAGAAGATCGCTTTGGCGAGATGAACTTCGACAACCTATTCTGGAACAACACGATCAAGACGTGTCTTCAGTTGGCATTCCGGTCTGTTACTTGGAAACTTGGGAATGCGAGGGCGACCGGAAAGGGTGTTCGTGGTGGCTGGAGAACCATGCGTGATTTCTATAAGGCTCTCCCTGGACTTGCCTCAGGTACAGGAGAAGCCCCCGCCCTTGAGGCGCACTTTTCTTGGCTCTTCACAACAATGATGCTGGCCGTCACAGTGTCTGCCATCCTCTCTAAGATGATGGGGCATCAATCCTTTAAGGACACCTTCCGCAAGCTCGCAGAAGGCGACTGGACCGAAGCCGTGTATTTCCATTCGGACGAAGTTGGAGGGCGTAATTCCTTCGCCTCTTATGCGAGGGATTGGGTCCACTTAGCCCGCAGTATTGGAGGGTACATATCCTCTTCTTATGCTGGCGACATCGGCAGGTTTATGGACTTGTTACGGGGTGGAATCGGGAAGGGAGGGAAGGACTTCTACGGCACGGAGGTCTATCACCCAGCCGACCCGTGGTACGAGCAGGCGAAGGATATTGCCGGGCACATGATCCCGATGCCTTTTGCGGCGCAGTCTTTCTTTAAGTCTAGGGAACAGGGGCAACCCCTATCCTCGCAAGTGCTGGGGCTTCTGGGGTTCACCAAGGCCCCTACGGACATCACCGACTCTCCCGCTGTGCGTGCAGCCAAAGAAGCGGCGGCAGAGACCGTATCTGTAGGCGCTCGTACCAAAGAGCAATTCGAGAAAACTAAAGACAAGAGCCAGTTGATGAACAAGCTGAAGCGGGGTGAGGATGTCTACGATCAGGCCATGGACCTAGTAGGTAAAGGTAAGCTCACTGTCAAGGACCTGGAAGACGTGGCTAAGCAGTACCGAACTCCTCCTCTGACCAGGGCGATCCAGCGCATCACCGACCCAGATAAACTGTTAGAAGTTTGGGAGAAAGCGACGAACGAAGAGAAGGCTGAGATTCAGAGCCTCCTACTTAACAAGCTAGGCTCTGTTGTTCGTAACCGGCCAGGACAGTGGACGCCAAGAATTGAGCAACGAGTCGCTAAAGATGAAGTCGAAACCTGGAGACCGCCGCAGCAGATACGTACAGCACCCCCGCCAGGGGTGGAAGGATACTAGGGCTTAAGACCTTTTCTTCTTGTCCCGGCCTTCTATAAACTGGTTGATGTCTGCAATCAGCCCAACCTGATCGGGGGATGCCTGAATTGTTTTTGTCAATTCAGCCATAGAGCGCTGTATCTCTGCGTCTAGCTTGTCGAACTTCTTGCCCAATCTAACAGATCGCCGAAAAAGCCAATCTGGAATCTCTGGGGATGGGTTGTACCCAATGCCACTCATAGTTCCTCCGACGTTGCGGGTGAGCCCGGCGATGGCTGCTGGGGTGACGGATCGGCTTTGGTCGATTGAGGATCTGATACGTCTAGCGTTTTGATGGGCAGATCGTCCAGGTAATCCAGTATGGCTTGAATCCATACTTCTGGCTTTTCGCAAAATTCAACCGTTTTTATGCAGGTATCCATATTAAACAAAGAGTTTGACCTACAACTGGCTGGGCTGAAGAATGTTTTGCATCCAAGGATGCTAGGGTTGTCGGTTTCCAGAGAAGCCGCCTCTGCTGCTACTTTTTTCTTATATGCGGAGACCATATCCTGTATGATTTTATCTCTGATTTCGCCGATGCGTTCACTTGGCTTCAACACTTTTTGTTCCATGATTTTACCCCTTTCCACTTATTCAGACATGGCGTTTACAGTAGAGCTTCTAGTAATGGCTTGAGAAGCAACTCGCAGATTTCTCCCACATTGCAATAGTAGCCCCCCTTAAAAGTGAAGAAATGCGTGTTCATCACGTTTCCGCCTAACAGGAACACTATATCGTGATAAATTGATTCCCAGTCTGCGGTTGTAGATTTTTTTTGTCTTGCAATCGCACACCAGCGCTAAGCTGGTTAATGTAGCTGCGAACTCCACGAGCGGGAAAGAGAGATTCTCAATTTTGATTCCACGCCCAGGATCAACGGTATATCTCATCATGTTATCGGTTTTGGTATTAAACCGACCTATTTTTTCCTTAAGGTCTTGGGCTAGTATAGTAAAAAACTGAGGGGCAAGTTTTTCACTCAGTCTCAAAACTTGGGCGTCATCCTGCTTAGTTTCGTTTTGTTTCTTGATTTTCGATGCGACTTCATCAACGCAGTCGGCTAATGGGACACTGCCTAAAGCCACCCTATTGTCAATCACTTTGCTCTTGTACTGTTGCTTTCTGCCCTCCCAGTACTTATCCGTCTCTTGCTTTTGTTTGTCGATGGCGGCTAGCCGTTCTGCTAGTTTTTTATCCTCTTCTTCCCAGTGATCGCGTAACTCCCCCTTTAGGGCCATTGCTTGATCGTGCCCTATACTATAAGAAATGCCGTTTACCCAAACCATGCCACCATCCCTCTCTTCTTTGGGATCTCGCGGTTTATGGTTTAAGCACTCAATCGCATCGATTTTCTCAACACGAATTGATAATCGTCTATCTAGATCAGTCTGTAGATTAGCCCATGCCGGTCCTGAATTGTACCATGCAATTTGCACGTGTTTCTCCATTTCCTCAATCTCCTTACTTAATCCCAATACTTTTCGTAATACCCAATCTGGGATTTATTTGTCTGAAATGTATCTAGGGCCACTCAAGATGCCTCCTAAACTTCGGGCTTCTTGTCCGTAGCGTCGTCCTGCGGTTTTCTTATAACCAGTTGCCCCGTAAATGGCGTGACCCGCCAAGGCACAAATGCCATCATGTTGTTAAGAGCCGCCTGCCTCTTACGGCAAGCGGAGCAGGGGGTAATGCCTATCGCTTTCGTAAACTTAGCGACAAGATCCCCTGCCCCGATGGACTTGGTTAGCCCTTTGATCCTGAAGTTCATCAAATGATAGTTACCGCCGTTCCACACTTCGGACAGAATGGAGAATTCGCCTTAACTGCTTTGCCGCAGGTTGAGCACTTGGCCTTGTCGCCGACCGTGAGTGGCTTCGCGACGTGCTTTCCACCAGATTGCCCTCTCAGATGGAGTACGAGGCATTCACTTTGGGCTTCCAGAGGGAACCCCCAGATATCATGGAACGTCTGCTTGCTCTCGGAGCCCGGTACGGTGATACCAGGGGCGGAAGCTGACTCACTTAGGGAGCTTGTCGCACAGGCCGATGGGCCGCTAGGCCGCTGCGAACGCCCTCCTGACGTTGATACGTTTGCCGTGTTCATCGCCATGCACTGAGACCCAACCTGCTCGCCCTGAAGGCTGTTCTGAATGTTGCCCAAGGTGTATGAGATATTCTCACTCGGGCTGTTGCTGTTAGACGAAGCCGTCCAAGTGAGCCACGGCTTGTAGGGAGTGTAGGGAGGATCGTAGGGGCGAACCCAAGGGTAAGGTGGGTAGTACCAAGGAGGGTCTGGATAGTGATGGTAGTGGTGGACTGGCTCCGGCGCTGGCACGGGCACCTGCTCCGTCCAGTATTCAACCCGCACTAGCCCGTCATCCACTTTCACACCACGATGGGCCTCAATCCCTTCTGTTCTTTTTATGAACTTGAAGCGATTTCCCGCTTGCAAGTTCCCGTTCCGAATGTACCGCTCCAGTTCCAGGGAGGCGTTCGGCCCGATGATAAAGCGTCGGCCCTGCGAGGTGTCCTCCCCGTCTATGGACACAGACGCCATGATGCGAACGGTTTTCAGGTTTTTGAGTAGGATCGAGTACTCGGAGCCGAACGGCAGAAACACAGTGCCATCGACTTCACGAAGAACTTTCCCGTTTGTTTTGATTACGGCGACTACGCCGAGTTGGTAGGTCATCACGTCTTCCTTAAACAGCCCCGTGGCTACGGGCTCATTACTAAACGCCACTGTGATTTCGGACACCTAAATTATTATCCTATTGGGCTCGCGTGTCAAGCCCCTTGTCTGGATACAGACTTCAGTAAAAAGCAGAAGTACACGTCTTTGCCAGCAGGCACATCTACGTGGCAATCGAATGGGTCTACGACCTCCAACTCTGCCTTGTGAAACAAGCTCCACCACCCCTCTTGGCTGAAACAGGAATAGTGATTTGCGTTTCGGAAATGTTCACAGGGCGTGCTAGGGCTGGGGACTTCCACATAGAGGAACCCGTCAGGGGCAAGCTGATCTCTTAGGGCTTCCAGGAGGAAGAGGGGGATGGGGGAGTGCTCGACGATGTGTCGAGCCCAGACTAGGTTATATAGGCGTGGATCTGATTTCCATAGGGCGATACGGTGCACGTCCTCTTCTATGAAGAGGGTCAGCATTTCTTTGAACATGCCAAACTTGCGAGACTCTAAGGGGATGTCGCCAATACGGGAAGTAACCCCGAGATAGCGGGAGTATCCTGCCTCTGCGAACATCTCTCGGGCAAAGCCGTTGGCGCAGCCTACGTCCAGGACAGACGTGCGCTGTTCTGAGGGAATGGATTTAAGCACCCGCTGGAAGACTTGCTGAGAGATTGAAACATGAAAGGCAAGGTTGTCGGGAGGTTCGGCGTAAGCGGTCTTGCCGCAACGGAGGACGAACTCAGCGAGTTTGGAAGCAAGGTTCATTACGCCTCGCAGACGGCCAGCAGATCCTTCGCGCACCGCTCCCAAGTCAAGTTAGCCTTGATAAACTCCATGCCCTTCCGGCCCATGATTGCCCTGTCGATGGAGCCGAGCTTGTAAGCCTGTTCGACAGCATCGACCACTTCTTCCAACTCCGGCTCAACCCAGCCATTCTCTACGGTAGGCCCGCCAATGCAAATGGCGTGATCCTCTAGAACCACGTCCGAGTGCCCGGTCCCATTGGTGGCGACGATAGGGATACCGCAGGCCATAGCCTCACACATAGGCATGTTGTTCCCGGCTTCCCCTCTGTTGGGGAACAGCCCAATGTGCGCCTGCCGGTAGATCTGGGGCATCTTCCAGTTAGGCACCATGTCCACCAGCGTATAGCGGTCGGAGGAAATGCCATTGATGGTCAGGTTGGCTTGGATGCGATCCTTCCAAGTAGCGCCCATCGTTGGGATGTAGCGGATGTGCTTAGAAGCGCAGAGCGAATTCATGATTTCCAGCCATAGGTTACCCCACGCTGCGATCAGGTGCATGTCGGGGTACTTCTGGGAAAGGATCTTGTAGGCCGCGATTACGATGTCCGTCCCCTTGCGATGTTCGGCCTTGCCGCCGCTGAAGATGTAGAACTTACCGTCGTTCTTCGGGCCTTCCCCTTCCTTGGGAGCAAACACGTCCGTATCAACCCCTTGGATGGCGACGGTCGGGTGCAGGCCAATCTCTTCCAGTTTCTCTCTGCACCACGTAGAGCCTGCGACGAGATGTTGGTAGTAGCGGTCCACATGGGGCACGTTGCGCTTTGCCTGCTCAGGGTACTCGGTGTAAACCCAGCCCACATTGCGCTTCCAGGACCAAGCGTTGGGGTTCACCGGCATGAAAGACACACCGCCCGTCGCCAGATGCAGCATAGGGTCATCGGACGCATACGGCACTTCTGGGCTGAACTCTGGCGGGCAGTACTTCTCCATAGGATGCCCCGGCTGTACCTTAGCCAACATACGGATGTCCGTGAGGGAGGCCATCGTGGGCACGAGGTTGTGCCCCATCACTCCTGCGCCCCAGGAATCGCCCACGACGAGGGACAGGTTAAGCATTGGAAGCTCCTTTGCTGCATTTCTCAAGATGGTGCGCCGCCAGCCGCAACGCGATTATAGTGTGCGTGTACTTGCGGCCACTTCGAGCGTAGCCGGTGGCGAGTTGTTCAAGGTAATCAGCCACGATCTGCAACGAGGCGGAGCGTATGTCCTGCATGGCCAGCAGGCGGCGCTGATAGAGAGATTCGGAAATGAGGCGGACCTTCATTTAGATTCCATCGCCTTCCGCGAATTCCTTGGGGATTAGCCCTTTAGCCATCAGCAGTTCCCGATCCCCCACTTGTTCGTTCCAGTGTGGGCCGTTAGTGTCGAATCCGGCCCCAGAATAGGGACGCTCCATGAAGTACTTCACCTTCTGGTAGATCGGCTGATCTTTCCAGTATTCGTCCCAGGTGGCATATCCGAGCATGAGGTTAGCGCCAGGAAATCATCAGCCCGCACTTGGTGCACTGAAAAAGCTTAGGCATGACCCTAGCTAATTCGTGGACGCAATCATTCAACCCGTGAGTGACCACGCAGTACTCGGTTAATTTCGAGACTATTTCCACTTCTTCCAAGTTTTCGTTGTATGGTTTCACAGTTGCCATGTCTTTTCCTAAAACACCTTGTTTCTTAGTCATCGAGGGCTTCGTGGGATCGTCTACTGGGTTTTCATTGATAGCGATACTTGCATTTGCCCACTGCACGCACTTCTGAAGGTCCGTCAGGGCCAAAGACTTCTCCCTTGACTCAGGGCAGGCCCCGTCAATCAGGAAAGAAAATTCCTTGGCTGCTTCACGAATCTTGATATACCGTTCGGATTGATTCCCGACCGGGGCATGGTACGTGAAGACGTTCTCGATCTGCTCTTTAGTCATTGCAAATACTCCTTTTTTCTTAACGCTTCCCTAACTGCTTCTACTACGGGAGTCCAGTCTCCCAACTTCGTCTGCCGAAAGATCCGCATCGACCGATACCACTCCGTAGTATCCCCCGTCATCCCCCAGCGCCAGTCCACGATCAATGGCATCAGTAGGTAGCAGGGCACCCCCAGAGTGCCCGCCAGATGCGCTATGGCTGTGTCCACGGTGATAACCAGATCGAGGCGCTGAATGGCGTCTATCGTAGCGAACCAGTTGGGGAATTCGGGCGTGAAGTCAAACGCCGCTTTCTCTTCCGGCGAAGCGCCAAACTGTAGGCAAACCGAAGCCGGATCATCAAATAGCGACTTGTCCATCAGTTGCCGCATTACGTCGAAGCTCATAGACCGGAAACGGTCGTGCGAGTGATTGGCGTTCCCCTTCCAGCAGTACCCAATCCGGCCCTTCACCCTATTAGAAGCAGGCGGCAGTGGATTCTCTTCTGGGATGAGGAAGGGCAGCTTCCGGTCATTCAAGTAACGGAGGGTGGACATCAGGGGGAATTGACAATCCGTAACTGGAATTCGGCCCATTGCCGGGTGGCACACTTCAACCCCAAACAACCTCGCATAGTCAGCGATTGTGTCGTCGCACCGGTAGTGCCAAGTTGTGTCTGGATGCAGACTCCGAAGCACCTTGAAGTAGCGGGCAAACTGGAAGGCGTCTCCAGCCCCTTGCTCTCCGACGATAAGCACTTTCTTCCCACCAAGCGTAGCCCCAGCCACATGCTCGTAGTGCGGCGTGGGGACGGGTGCCCACGGGTTCAGGGTCTTCAGGCGAGCCTCGTAGAATTGCAAGCCCCTGCCCCATTGCCTGTCGAGCATAAGCATCATGCCAAGGCTTTGTTCTCCTACGGGATTACCAGGAGAAGCGGACAAGGCCGTTTCGTACTCACTGATCGCGGCTTTAATGTCGCCACGATACTGACTATTCATTGCCAAGGCGCACACGCACTCGAAAGGAAACTGTGCATTAAGTTCCAAAGACTTAATGATGTGCTCCCGTGCCTCGTCAAGCCTGAGACAGACCTGGAGAGCAACGCCGTAGTTAAGGTGCATCGCAGCATTGTCAGGGGCTATCTCTAGCCCTTTCTCTAATGGGGCAAGCGCCTCTTCCGGGCGACGAAGGTTTATCATTGCCGCGCCTTCGTTGGAGTACGCATCGGGGCAGTGCGGGGAGATTTCAGACACTTTCCGAAAGAAGGCAACCGCCTTCTCCGGGGCCTTCTCGGAGCCCATCATAAATGCTCCAAGTTTGAGGAGGTCGGTTTCTGTCAGGTTAGCGTCGATCTGGATCATTTCAGGACCGTCTCGGCAGCGGTGATGGCGACGGCAAGGGCGCTCCAAGTGTCGGCAGAGAAGCCGTGTAGCACTCCGTAGCCGGTCTTCTTTGTACCGATAGCCTTATCCTTGCCGCCGTACCTGTCTATAATGGCCTGACGGATGTTAGTGTCTTTGGCTTTCATGTTTCCGCAGAGATGGATTTTCACGGCTTTGCGAGGAATCCTCACCACAGAATCGAGGCCGAAAGCCTGAGCGAAGATGCCGCTCCAATAGACCGTCTCGAAGATCTCAGCCCCGACCGCCATCCCGTAACTGGCGACTTGTTCAATCGCGCAGTACTCAACGTCGCCATAAGGCCACTTAACCGGATCTTCCAGTTCTTCGATTGCTTTAAGAAGGATCTTGTTGGGAATTTTATTGAACCCGTAGGGGACAGGAGCCTTAGTCTCGGTGTCGTATGAGACATAGGCGCTGGAATCTGGTCCTGGATCGATAGCTAGAATCTTCATCACTCCTCCGGGCCGACGACAAAGTGAACTGTGTTCCCGTATTCGTCTTCGAGCGAGAAATTCTGTTCCTTTAATCCACCGTCCTGCCAGCGGCTCTCCATCGGGAGTTGGCTCCAAACGCTCAGCCATTGCTTTAAGCTCAGTTCGACCTTAATCAATGGCTCGGTCGGATGGGGGAATGGGATTCTGGTAATCTTCCGCTCAAGGCGCTTCAGGTTGAGTAGGATCTCGTTGCCGATCCAGCCAAGGGAGGAGGCAAGGTTGCGCTCCTCACACAGATAAGAATAGTCAACGGACTTAGACAGATAAGTGGAGGCGCAAACTTCGCAGTAGTGGCGCGTGTATTCCTTGATCCCAGTATCCCCTGGTTGCATGGGGGCCAGAACCTTGTATTCCTTCGTGGGCACCCCTTCGTGCCCACAGGATTCACACAACTCCTCTTCGGGGATCTCAGGCATAGCTACGCCGCCTCTGGATCGTCTTCCCACGGCGGAGCTTCGCCCGCAGGCTCTTCGATGGCAGGCTGGGTATCGCCATGCACCTTGCCCTTGCGGCGGCGCGGCCTGGGGGCCAGCGGCGGCTCTGTTGGGTTGACCAGTTCAGCGGCGGTGGGCTCGTCGGTCGTCGGCAGTAGCATCCCGGCCTTTTCCGTGGCCTCAGCGATGCCTTCCAGGGTGTTGGCAACGACCTCATTCATCGGGTCGCCGGTCGTGCCTTCAGACAGGGCAACCCGGGTGCCGCCGTCAAACAGATCACCTTGCCGGGGCTTGATCGAGATGGTGAAGCCGTCGCCACGATTGGCACGGAAAAAGTCCAGGATCTCTTGGAGCCTTCCTGTTGTGCGCGCCTTGAACTGGACATTCAAGGTAGTATCGCCGCTGCGGTAGATGCGGAAGCCGAAAATCTGCTCGGGAAAGAAGTTATTCACTTCCTTGCCGTCGCCGCCGATCAGCTTCAGGTCCATGTCCGCCAGCGTGATTGCTAGCGTGGTTTCCTTGAAGCCGTCGTGCGGGCTCCCTTGCTCTGTGTAGAGGTAGTCGCACTCCAGGACCGAAGCGATGGTCGGCGTCAGCCGCCCCTTCAGCCGCAGCGTTAGGATGTCATCCCCTTCGGCTTCTGGGATCGTTATTTCGATCCCAGGCCGTTTTGCTTCTTGAATGATAATCTCGTCTCGGATCGTCATTTGCGTCAATCTCCTATCAGAATCTCCCTTGTCGTACTCTCAAACGCCGCGCTTGGCTGGGCGTGACTTCTTTGCTGCGCGCTTAGTCTTTTTGGGCACCTTCTTCCCCGTCTCTGGGGTGGTTTGTTGAGAGTCTGGCCCCGCAGCAAACCCAATCTGTTGTTGGCCGTATAGCCGCTCAGTCATGTTTGGCATTGTCTGCCCATCAACTGTTTTATTGAACATACTCATGAGACTTATCCCCCATGTTCCGGGCCGTGGCATTTAGCGCACAGCCCTTCCACGTTGTCTCGATCCACGCGTCCGTGACTGCGGTAAATTTTGTGGTGTCCCTGGAGGGCCTTCCGCAAACCGCACCGGGCGCATTTCCACTCCTGAAGCTCAAACACTCGCAGGCATTCGGCCTTGTAAAATGCCTTTACTAGATTCCCGATGGCCTCATCTTCTGTCTCGCCGTAAACATAAAGCCCCGAGCCGAAGTACTCGCCCGGAACGATGTAGGCGTCCCAGGTGCCATTGGCCGACAACTGCGTAACGGCGATCTCAGACGCGATGATGCGCTCCGCCCGTCTCTTAGTCATCAGCCCCGCTCGGCGTCGTGAACCTTCGCGAGCCATTCGGTTTCGCACTCATCCATCAGCCGGGCCAGGATCACACCTTCGCTGTCGGAGTCGCAATAGGCCTGAATTTCAGCCAACCCCACAAACTCATGCCAGCGATTCCAAACATCCTCTGCCACGTAGATCATTAGGGCCTTGGTGCTCAGTTCTCCCTTGTCGCCCTGTGTCTCGGTTTCGATCTTCTCGGCAAGCTGCTTGACGGTCGTCGTCGAAGATTCTGCCGCCGCAACCCAGTAGTCGCGTTTCGTCTGCACCATGTCCACGCTCATGCCCTCTTGGGTGCTCCGCTTGAGCGCGGTTGCCAGCAGATTCAGTTTGGAAAACCCCATCTGCTCCATCTTGTCGGCGGGCAGAAAATTCAACTGCTCTGCCACCTTGATACAGTTCCAGGCTTCGGGGCGGCTGATATTGAAAAGCTCTGGGACACCCCGCGTGATGAACTCGCTGAAGGTGGTGTAGCCCTGCTGCTCGTACAGGTGCTTATGCTGGCGTACCAGCATCAGGATACGCCCTAAGAAGGGCTTCAGCCGGGAAACAGCCTGTTGCGCTCGGGAAAGCCCCTTGGTGACGACATTGAGATACAGCCAGACGTTCTCTGCACTCAGATCCTCTGGGATCGCCTCGATTGAGGGGCGCTCCGAAGTGATAAGCGCTTGCCAAACCGCCTGTTCTGCCTCGGTGAAAATGGGGAGATTGGAAGTCGTTGCAGGTAGGGTAGACATTACCAGTTCACGCTGCCACAGACGCGCATTGTTGTCAACCCCTTAATGTGTCTGGATCAAGACTTTTCTTCTTCGGTCGCATCCTCAAATTGCATCCGCCAGCCAATGTACCGCATCGGGACGTGCGCGCTTTCGCCGTTCCTGATTTTGTCGAGAATAAACACAGCCTTGCCTCGCAGGGCGTCGTTGTCGCGGTTGTAAAGCTCTTCGCGAAAGATCAGACCGCCAACGTCGGCAATCTGTTCTATTGCTCCCGATCCCCGAAAATCACTTAGCTCCGGCTTACGCTTAGTCTTGGGAGCATCGCGAGACAACTGGCTCAGTAGGATTATCGGGACATGGACCCTTTTGGTGATGTCTTGAATATCGAGGCAGATAGAACTTAACCTCTCATCCCCGGAAAGCCTAGTGTTGTTAGCCTTCATAATCTGGATATAGTCCAGGATTGACAGCTTGATGTGGAACTTCTCGATCATCGACTCAATCCTGGTGTGATACTCAGACGGGCTGATCCCAGAACGGGCATCCATATAGATGGGCAACTCGTAGATGACAGAGCTTGCCTCCGCCAGTTTCTTCTCTTCAAGCTCTGAAATCTGCCCGCGCCGGAAGCGCATAAAGGACACGCCCGCTTCTGTGCAAATAAGCCGGTAGAAAAGGCTCCGCTTGCTCATTTCCAGAGAGAATATGGCGACAGGATCGCCGCCACCGGCAACGTGCCGCGCGATGTTAAGGGCCATCGCCGTCTTGCCAGCCCGCGCCGTTCCGCCTATGACCCAGATCTCGTCGTTGTGGAACCCGTCCGTTGCCTCGTCTACGCCTTTGAAGCCCGTCAGGATTCCAGGCTCATGTAGGGGGGGGTTGAGGAGGTGGTCAATCCCGTCTGGGTACGTCTCGATGTAATGGGCTACGCTCTCTGGGCCGTCCCTCTCGGTGTCGTCAACCGCGTCTCGCAGGTTCGCCGTCAGGGAGCCGACAATCTTCTGTGGCTCCTCCTGCCCTAAGAAACTGCGCTGCATCGCCTCGTTGGCTAAGAAGATGATGCGCCTGCGGGCCGTCAGTTTCTTTAGGATGTCAACATAGGAAGCATAGTTGGGGATGTCTGGCATCCCGTCCGCTAGGCTGACGATGTAGCTCAGCCCACCGACCCGCTCTAGATTCCCTCGCGACAGGAGATAGTCGTGGAGCGTCACTTCATCGACGGCCACACCCTTGCGGCTTAGGTCTTGGATTGCGGAGAAGAGGTGGCGGTTGGCTTCCAGGACAAAATCATCTGTAGACAGCTTCGTAGCAATCTCTAAGGTGACGCCCTTATGCTTAGAGCACCAGCAGGTTGCTAGGCAGATTTTCTCTGCGTAAGTGTTTGAGGGGAGTCCCCGCTCTTCTTCAGGCATGTTTTGTCTGGATACAGACTCTATCCGAAAATCTCCTGAATCACCCATACTAGCCCGAAGGCCAGTGCGCTACCGGCTAACCCGCAGACGATGAAGATTATAGCGGCTTTTCGCGCCTGCTTCCAATTAGAGCGCCGGGGTTGGAAGTGTTCTTCGTGTATCACCTTCCAGTACGTACCCGGTGGCATTAAGACTTCCAATTCCGCCACTTGAATATAATCTGGGCTAGCTAGGGAATCTACCAGTTCGGTAAAGGGCAGGGATTCGCCGTCGCACTCTTCATGCAGGATGAGGTCGTCCAGGCCGTCGTCCCAATCATCGTCAGGCATGGCCCACGCCTTTCTCTATGAAGGGGTTGTCTGGGTTCTTAGGATTGTAGTACGGCTTATGCCGGTCGCACTTGGCTCCACATTCAGGGCATCGCTGATTCGGCGCTCGCAGTGTCACCTCATGCCCATTCGCACAGGTTGCGGGCCAGCGCATACCCTGAAGGGATACCGGGCGCTTGAATTTGGATGGGATCGAGACCCATGTGTCTCGTGCTGAAAGGCGCACAGGATAATGTCCGAAGACTTGGTAGGACACGGCTAAGTTTTCCTCCACTCTCTTATCGGGTAGTTTCCAGACGCTAACCAAGCAGGGCGCTCTTCCAAACGTCCTGCCAATTGCGCCAGTTTGAGCGCCCTACGTGCGCGGCCAACTCCAAGGTGGGTTGCCTCGCAGATTGCCCGCTCGCGTAGCCAGTGTCCCGCGCAGGCGCGGACGACCATATTCTGATCGGCTTGGGAGAGCGCGTGGGTGAAGATCACGGGGTTTTCAACTGGCATGGCTGGCCTCCGGCTATTTACCTTTTTTCTTTCGTAATGACAGAGAGTCCGGTGGGGGCGTAGTTCTTGTCCTCCCAGTCTTTCAAGACCACTCTCTCTTCATTTTCTCGATCACAGGCGTTCATTTCCCAATACTTAAAGACGGCGCTTGGGAATTCTCTTTCTAGGTGCAAAGATTTGTACTTGTTACAAACGTGGAACCGAACAGAGATCCCAGTCCCCATTGTTGCCAGGACTACCTTCCTAATGATTTGGCCGAATGCCTTTGGCTCGTGCAGCCCCACGTTGATCGCTTGGACACCGGCCCGCATGAGCATGTCGGCCATTGTCGCATTCAAAAAGGTGCCGTTCGTGTAGAGAACAACAAATGCTTTTGAGAAGCGGGCAAGTTGGGATATAGCCACAACGCGCAGCGGGAAAAGCAGCGGCTCTCCCCCTGTGATACACACGACCTTGTAGCGAGTGAAATTGATCTCCTTCATGGAGACGGGTTTAATTTGCTCACGAATCTGCGGTTGCTCGTTGCAACAATAGGAACAGGAAAGGTTGCACTTCCAATCGACAAGGATTCGGAGGGTGTCGATGTCCATAAATTACCGGCCTCTAAGCCACCTACTCGCCCCTAACAGCAACAGCCCGCTGCCCAGGAGCAGCATTGACCCAGGCTCGGGAACGCCACCCGGTGCGTCCAGCGCGAGGAATTCCTGATTGGAGCCTACGGGGATTGCTGTGTAGATCAGGAGCGCACTGTAGGCCTGTGGAATACCGCCAGCCGCCACGGTACTCCGTGCGCCTGCCAGCAGCGTGGCTGAGTCGCCATACGTGCCTGCGCCGGGATCAAAGATGTTCCAAATGGCGAAGTTATAACCACCCGGATCACTCCCGCCGCTGGTCTCAAAATCCCACAACAGCACCGCCGCTGCCTCGTAGTTCGCCAGCCCCGTGAACTTCGCCGTGGACAGGTTGCCCAAAGTGGTTACGTTGTACTGGAACGGCCCCGATGGGACATACGTTTCCGTAGTGAAATCGTCGCACATCAGAAGTGTGTAGACGCCATTCACGTTTACCCCTGTGTTGCCCACGTAATTGCTATTGGCCGTATTCGGTGGCAGAGTTGTGAAGTTGACTGTGACTGTACCGGCTGCGGCATTACCCGCAAGCAGCGCCAGCGAAAACATTGCAATTGTCAGCGATAGTTTCATATTCCTCCTCGTTCCTCTTACCTAAATCCAAAATCAGCCGTACTTCCTCTACGGCCTTTTTTCCCCATCCAGCAGAAACGCGAACTTGGCAACTTCGAGCATCCCTACCTTTACCTCAATTGAAGTATGTTCAAACGCAGCGGCCTTAACATCGCTCTCGTTGACCCATACCAAGATGCACTCTTTTGCGGGTTCGTTCCCAAGGCCAGCGACAAAAATTTGAACCGCATCCCACAAGGGGATCTCCTGTGGTTTGACGGGCTTCTCTGTTTGTTTCTTGCTTGTCTTTTCCATTTACTTCCTTTCTTTACACTACTTACTTGACTCGCTTGAACGAAATCGCCCAAACCCACACGTTGCTCTTCCACGGGTACTTCTTGCCGTTGATGTGGTTCCAGAGATCTGCGTATGCAATGATCCAGGCCGTATCGTCAATGGGATGCCCATGTCCCACGAATTGAGAGGCGCTTTCGGCGGAGATCCCCTCCGCCCGCGCATCCTCTTCGCTAATGTCCTGGAGGCGCTGCACGCGCACATCGGTCACTTCCAGTGTGATGCGCGAGTAATTATGGAACATGTGGATCGCTGGGCAAGTGGGCCTGCTATACCACCACGCGATGTCTAAATTGCCGTACTGTGTCAGCACGGGCTCTCCGTCCGCAACGTAACGGGCACCCACGGCCTCAGTTGGCTCACCCGTCAGCAAATGAGGGATATGGTATGCTTCTGCCGTCTCTCGCACCCAGAGATGATCGCCGGGTTTGCCGTATGGGCAATCCCGCACTTCTACACCCACCGGGGTTCTTCCCTTTACTCCCCATCCGCCGCCGCCCCAACTCTCAATTGCTCCATTTGGCTCTGCCGATGGGCCGGTGATTACGCCATTAGGGTGTTTGGGTTTCACCACGCGACGGGTTTGGCACTTGCGACCATCCAAGATCGCGCGGATCATGGGGCCAGAAAATAGGATCGGTTTCTCTTTAGCTTCGACTGGCATTAGGTGTGCTTTCTCTCCGCCATTCTGTCCCTGATAAACCAGATCAGTTCCAACATGCAAGCCGCATCGAATAGCGTTTGGCTTTGGGGGAAGAAGCAGTAGCGCCTCCACGGGGCGTACCAGCGGATCTCTCCCAAGCGCACTGCGCCGTTGTTTACCGTCCACAGACGGGTTTTGCCGGTGTCGCCGATCTGGGCAAAGGTGAGCCGGGTTGTGGTTGCGTCGGGCATTATCTAACCTCCAAGTCGCCGCTCGCCATCCGGTCAGCGCAGATGTATTTCGTCTCGTAGACTCGCCGCATGGCGATAGGCATGGGGAACCGCTCGCAGTTCGAGCATAATTGGTTGATTAGCCAGTCCGTTACCTCTTGCCGGGAAACGGCTTCGATCTTGCGCTTAACTGGGGTACGCGCCGTAGTGTCGTACTCCTCCACCTCAAAGGCCGCTTGGTCGCAAACTATCCGCAGAAACGCCCCGGCGAAAGACTTCAGCCCCTCTAGAGTCTGCGGCACACCTGGAAGCCCCTCAAAGCGCTGCAACTGCGCCATAGCCCAGGCGATGTCTTCGTCGCTGAATTTGAAGATGGAATCAGGGTGCTTCATTTTTTTTCTAAATAGAACTGAGCCACAGATGAGATCTCAGAGCAAATACCCAGAGATGTGAAAAACGCTTCTTTCTTGGCATCATCCAACGCTTTTGCTCTTGTTTGGCTGAAGAAGTTCTCAGGCTTAAAAACAGCCTCTTTGTACTTTAGCCCCACCTCTGCCATGAATTCTTCGTGGAGTTTATTGCAATCCTCTACTAGTGCCTTGAGTTCATCCTCCGACCAATCCTTGAGCAGTGGGAATAGCTCCACAACCCCGCCAGCGTCGATGCACTTCTGAAGGCGCTCAGTCACTTGTTCACCTCTACGGCAGAAACCCGCAGACGATCACCTTGGCCCCGGCAAGCACGGCATCTACCGGGAAGGTTGTCTGGGTGGCGATGATCTTATCGCCTGTTTTTTGATCGTACATGAGGTTCGAGATCTCGATCTCGTCCTCTCTGGATGTATCTACCATGTTGACGTACTTCTTGTCCAGGTGTGAAATGTCGCGATCCACCACGAAAAACAGGACATCAGCGTCAACCGAATCCCAAATCACTACCGTTTGCATGGATTCACCTCCTGCTCTAGTCTACTCTATTCAACGTGGGAGTCAAGGTTTTTGTCTCCCTTTTTCGCTTCGCACTCTGCCTTGAACTGCTCGATGAGTGCCCCCATGCCCTTCTTGGGCTGCTGCGCTGGGCCGTCGCCCAACAGCCAGTTGTACTTACCGTTCAGCACCTCACACCAATGCCCGTCCTTCAGGAACCAGTCGAACGACAAGAAGCCGCCCATCGAGTGCTTGGCGGCACAGAATTGCTCCATCTTCGCTAGCGCCTTTTCTTGTGATTCTGGGGTGAAGATGGGCTCCTTCAGCCAGTCACTCAGAACACGGTCGCTCTTGCTTCCCTTCGTCCACACCTCAACCGGCGTCCCAGACTTAACTACCTCGTTCCAGCGTAAAGCCAGCGGAGGCAAGCCGTTGTGAGGGGAGGCTGGGGGAATATCTGGGGGAGATTTAGGGGATATGGGCTGGAGGTCGATAGGCGGCAGGCTGACGGGAGTGGATGGAAGGTCTGGTGGGTCTGTGTCCAGGCTCGCATCTCCGGTTAGCATATCCAAAAACTTACCTCCTACGATGCTGACATAATGCGGCTTATCGTCAGAAGGGCGGCTCAAATACCAGTTGCAAAAGAAGTCCACAACCGGGCCAATCCGGTCAGATAGCACCTGATGCCCCTTCAATCGCCTTGCAAGGTTTTCCATGATGGCAACCCGCGCGGAATTTGAATTTGCCTTAATCAGACCAGGAGCCTTAGCCACCCGCAGATAGCTCAGTAGCATCGACGCCGCAGTTGCAGCATCAGCCCAGTGTTCTTCCTCTGCGCTTGTGTTTTGCTCTTGTGTTTTTTCAGAAGGGGGTAGGGGGTTGTTTGGAGATGGTTCTGAAAGATCCCTTGAAAGATTACTTATATGTTCTGCATCGGTGCATATCGGGGTGTCGTCCGTGCATAACGGAGATGTCGTCTGTGCAGAACTGGGGACCTCATCGTTGTGCATCTGTGCATAACGAGAGGTAGGGGGTAGGTTAAGAACGACAGGTAGAGCCTTGAGCCTATCATTAAGGAGTTTGACGTTGAGTAGGTAAGAAGATGCGTCTTTCCACCCACTCACCCGCTTTACCTGAAGGTATCCTTGGTCCTCAAGGGCTTTTAGGCAATCGACAATCTTTCTTACACTGACTGTCTCCAGCGTCCAGAAATGGATGTTTCTTGCGGTGGTAGTGATCCACAGGTCGCCCTTTCCTCCGGCATCCCACAAGTCGCGCACCTTACGCCTTTGAAACATTTTGAAAACGGCCATGACTTTTGCCATGTACTCGTCTCCGTTGAAAAGTTGTAGGATTTCTTGACGAATCTCTAAGTATTGGGGGTCTTCGGTTCTCTCCCAGACACACAACTGGCTGGGGAAGGGGGTCTTCTGGGCGGATTCTGATTTCGCGGCCACGGACGTACTCCTGCGTCAGTCTGGATACAGACTGAGCGTTGTAGTCATTGGCGGTGGGAGTTGCGAAACGCCCCACTGCTTCAATGCCGGTTTCAGTATGCGCTTGTCTTAAAATGCCGTCAAGAACTTTCTTGACTCCATAACGGAGATGGGGCATCATAAAGATGCGAAACGCCCACGGACCGTTGACGTAACGGTTTTCGAGAACGCCCTCTGAGAGAGATCCCCGAGGGCGTTTTCCTATTGACAGGCGCATTTCTCAGGGGCACACTGGAGTCGGCTCATAACGGATCGTCTCAATTCTCCTCGTGGAACTGGCCCCCGGCGTCTTGGCTGACCGGGGGCTAGTTTTATCTTATGACGATCCCGGCGTCTCGTTTGGGCTTGATACCAG